AGCGCGGCAAGTAAGCATGTACGAACGCGGCGTCATGATCGGCGGCAAAGACCGGCAGGCTCCGGTTGATGAGTCGATCATGCCGCAGCCCAACCAACCGGTGTACGGTCCCGCGCCATCCGATGGGCTGACGTGGGCCGACATCATCGCGGAGGATGCAAGGATGGGACGACGTTTCACCGTTCTCGACAATTTCACCAGCGAGGCGCTGCAGAGTGAGTACGTGGCTGGCATGAGCTACGAGGCGCGCGACGAGGACGCGAAATTGCTGGAGATGATTCCGAAGTGGATCGAACAGGGCTTGGTGCGCGAAGGCGGACCGAAATCGGAGGTGTCGGGCAGCGATCAAGAGCCCGACGACAAATAGGAGGTTTCATTGGCTGTAACGCATCCCACAGCAACCCGAACCGGGCTCGCTGATTTCGTTGTCGATCAACTCGACGTCAACACGCCACCGGGCAAGATCATCATGCAGACCGCAGGCTCGGTCACTGTGGCAACACTGACGTTTGCAAACCCGGCGTTCGGTGCTGCAGCGGCAGGCGTCGCCACAGCGAACGCCATCGTTGCCGACACCAACGCGGTCGGCGGCACCATTGCTAAGGCTGAACTCAGGCAGGGCGGCGGCACGCCCATCATCCTGTGCTCGGTCACAGCGACAGGCGGCGGTGGTGATATCCAGTTGAACTCGGTGGTGATATCGGCGGGCCAACAGGTCTCCCTGACCTCGCTGACCTACGCAGCCCCTGCATGACCCTATCGACGCTCGATCACGTCATCGAAGGTGCGCGGGCGGGCGGCAACGCCGTGTTCTTCAGCAAGCTGGCAACCGCGCAACAGTTGCAGGGGCGATGGCACTCGTTCTGGATCGCGACCGGCATTCCGGGTCCGGGTGTCATCCCCACCACAGTGAACGGCGACGTGCTCGATAGCTCGTCGGCGCAGGTGATCGGGCAGCTACCATTTCGTTATCCCGGCGGCGGTGCCAAGTGTTATCTGGGTCGCTTCTTGGCGCAGAGCAACAACACCGGTTCGATCATGGTGGCGGACCGGCTCTGGCATAATTTGCTGAGCCCAACCCAAACCAGCATTCAGAACATCACCGCGCCAGCGTGGCCAGCGCGCGACAATGCAGGCTCTACCAATGGCGACGGCGTCATGCTTGGCGTCGAACTTTATACAGCGATGGGCGCAGGCGCGCCGACGCTGAATGCTTACTACACGGGGACCACAGGCATCACCAGCCGCCTTGGCACCAACACGCGCGTGGTCACCACCGCCGCGCAAGCGCAGGGTTTCTTTCCGCTGGGTCTGGCGGCGTTTGACACGGGCGTCCGCACCGTCACCGGCTTTCAATTGAACGCGACATGGACGAGCGGCTCGCTGGGGTTGGTGGCGTTTCGACCGCTGGCCTATCTGACGACAGGTGGCGGCGCGGCGTTTCCATCCGACATCAACGCGCTGACCGGGGCCTTGGTCGAACTGTTTCCCGGCACCGTGCCGTTCCTGCTCCAGATGCCGGGATCGTCGGCTGTCGGTGCATCGGTTAACGGCTGCGTCAATTATCTGCACAGGTGAGCGATGGCGATCACCACGGCGGACGGCATTGTTGCGGGGTTCTTGGCAGGCGGCGCACCGATCTTTGTCAATAAGGGCGTGACGGCAAGCACCGTCGCGATGCGGATGTACTCGACATGGCGGACCAATGGCTCGCCATCGCCCGGAACGACCAGTGCGGGGGCGGTGTATGACAGCACCAGCAACATGGTCGAAGGTCAAATCCCGTTTCGCTATCCGTCGAACGGCAAGTGTTATCTCGGTCGGGCGCTGCTGACCGGCTCGGTGACCGCGCAAAGCACTTTTCTGGTGGACCGCATCTTCAGCGCCAACATCACGGCCACCTCTGTGGCGCTGCAGCCGATCACGGCGGTCGCCCTGCCGCCGCGCGACGACAACGGCGCTTCGGATGGTGTCGGATATCTGGTTGGCGCGGAAGTTCACACCGCGATGGGGGCGGCAACGCCGACGATCTCTGTCGGCTACACCAACAGCGACGGCGTGGCGGGGCGGTTTGGCAGCAACGTGCATCCCACCGCCAGTGGCGCGGCAATCGGAGCGTTCTATCCGATCTCGCTGCAGGGTGCCGACAAGGGCGTGCGTCAACTCGACAGCGTGCAACTCTCTGCTTCATGGCTCTCTGGCGGCGTTGCACTAGTGGTCTATCGCATCCTCGCATCCCTGCCGATTGGTGCCATCGGCGGGCCGTCCGAAATCAACCCGATCACCGGGGACATGCCCGAGCTATATCAGGGCACGGTGCCGTTCCTGTTGCACATCAATCTGACCGGCGGCACCTCGAACGTAGAGGGTGTGATTCAATACCTGCACGGGTGAAGCCATGACGATTGCGACGTTGGCCGATCTGAAGGCGGGCCTGCAAAGGCCCATCACCTTCACCAAAAATAGCATTGTCAATGCGGCGAACGTCCCCGCCGGAAACCATACGCTGTGGGCCAATATCGGCTGGTCGACCATCGGCCAGATGTCGTCGGGCTCGTTCAACGCAACGCTCAATGGCGTGGTGCTGACCAACCCGACAGCGGGCCAGCTTCTTCTGCCGGACCCCGGCGTGCTTGAGGCCTACATCGCCAGAATGACGCTGTATAACTGCCAGCACACTGGCGGCATCGTGGTGCTGGCGGATCGCATCTGGCAGAACGGCGGGTTCACTATCACGGCAACGACGCCGCAATTGATCACGTCTCCGGCGTGGCCAGCGCGCGACGACAACGGATCGAGCAATGGCGACGGTGTATTTCTCGGGCTTGAACTATCCACCGGCCCCACTTCGGGAACGCCAGTGGTCACGGTCGAGTACACCAACTCGGCGGGCGTGGCGGGACGAACCGCCACCACAACGATACCAACTGCGGCACGCTCGCCGTTCGGGGCGTGGCTGTTCGGCTTGATGGCAGGCGACATCGGCGTGCGTTCGGTGCAAAGCGTCACGCTGTCGACGTCGTGGTCGACCGGCACGATGCACCTGTTCGCGTATCGACCGCTGGCGTTCATTTCGATGTGCGCGATGACGCTGTCGCAGGCGCAGATATTCGATGCGGTCAGCCTGTGCATGCCGCGCATCAAGCCTGACACGGTGCCGTTCTTTTTCTCGTTTACTGCCAACTCCAGCGCGGGCCATGCAGGCGCGCTGGCTGGTGACATCATCATGTCGCACGGGTAGGCAGATGGCTTCGAACCCGCACGCACCGGCAAGGACGACGATCAACCTGTCTCCGGCGGGTTTTGGCGGGCTGCTCTACAACAGGGTCTCCGTCCCGCCATCGAAGGTCGATGCTCTCTGGCGCAATTACCTGCTGGGTGCTGGCGGTGACGTTGGTGAACTGAAGTCGTCGCGCGCGACGGTGTCGGGCGTCGGCGAGTACACCGTTCTGCCTGCTACGGGCACAGGTGCATTGCAGGCAGGCGCGCCGCCGCAGCGGCTGAATTACGTTCAACAGACCCAGACTTTTGACAATGCGTGGTGGTCCAAGGGCGAGGTAACGGTCACGACGAACGCGGTAGCCGCTCCTGACGGCACCATGACCGCCGACACGGTGAACGACAAGACGACCAACGCTCAGCACGTTCTTGTCGCTAGTCTTGGCACTATTGGCGACAACACGTTCACGGCGTCGGTCTACATCAAGGCAGGCACCGGCTCTTGGTTTCGCATCCACTTCTCACTGGATAAACAGTACGAGGCCAACTTCAATCTTACGAATGGCGTCATTGGCTACATCTCGGCCAACGGTGCGACGGCGAAGATGGAGCATGTGGGAAGTGATTGGTATCGCTGCTCCCTGACGACGACGCCGGTTGTCGGAGCAGGTAGCGGTACGCTTTATCTGCGCACGCTGAACGGAGACGTGCAAACTTCGTTTCCGCCTTACGTTGCCCAGAACTGGTCATGGCATCTGTGGGGCGCGCAGGTTGAGGCGGGTGCGGTTGCTACCGCCTACATACCGCAGGCGGACTTTGCCATTGCGCCGGTTGCGACATCGCCGCTGACAGGCGCGGGTGTTCTCGGTCGTATCCACGGCGCGTGGGACAGCACCTTTGTTGACGATAGCAACGCCGTCTATAGCAACAGCGACCGCACTGTTACGTTGGGGTCGACATCGTATCCGTTCTCGACGGATGGCTACACGCCCGGCGGTAGCGATCTGGTCTACGCCGAGATCACGGTGGGTGTGGCTGGTGTGGGGACGTCTCCCACTGTTCAGGTTGGCGACCGGACTTGGTCCAATCAGGCGGTATTCGAGCGGAACGGCCAACTTTACAATTACGCTGTTTATGTCGGGCTTGCTGTTGGTGGGGCGTTCACCACGGGCGATGTCATTGGCATTGCTTACAAGTCCAGCACCAACGAGGTGTGGTTTAGGGAAAACAACGGCGGGTGGAATGTAGGCGGGACGGATAGTCCCGTTACGGGTCTTGGCGGCATTCCTGTTGGCGGCGCGGGGCCGGTCTTCATCAATTCTGAAGGCTTATCCAATCACGTCCTGACCATCAACACCGGAACGGTGGCGTTCGCCTACACGGTGCCTAGCGGTTTCCAGCCGTGGTACGGCCCGCCCATTGTTGTCGGCGTCACCGGCACAGGCGCGCTGCTCGCCGCAGCCGCCACACTAAGCGGTAGTGGTACCGTTGCATCCGAAGGCCTGATCACACTGTCGCCCGACGGCGACGTCGCAACCGACGGCTGGACCGACAAGGATGGCGGCACGACCAACATCTGGCAGGGCATCGCCAATGCGAGCGATGTCGATTACGTGCAGTCACCAGCACTGGCGGCAACCAGCGATCTGGTTGTGAGGCTGTTTGAAGGATCAACGCTGGTGCAACAGTGGACGCACAACGATGTCGGCGAGGCGTTCAATGATGCGGTGCAGACCGTAACCGGCAGCGTGGGTAATTTTTCGAATCTGTTTGTCGAACTGGATGATCTGCAGGGCAACGTCTACCGCTTCGCGCTTGGCAATCCAGCGTCTGGCAGGATCGGGTCGCCGGAGATCGCCTATCGCTACAAGAAGCTAGTGAGCTAAAGGTGGCGACGTGGGTGCGCGATGGCGACTAAGGTCTTCCACTTTCTCAATACAACGAATGCAAACTGGGGCCAGTTGCAGGAAGGTGGCTCTGCGCCCGCAGCAGCGGCGAGCGCGTTTGGTTGGGCGGTTGGCAAGGTAGCTGCAGGCTACTGGCGTGGCCGCATTGGCGCGACGGCACTGGCCAACGTCTCAAATGCTGCGAGCTATCTCACCACCACGCCGCCGCAGCAAGGCACCGGCACCGGCATCACCACGGCGGGCAACGCCTTCCGCACGTCGGGAACGTACACGGGTCAGTTCGTCTTTGGCAATTGGACGTTCAGCCTCGGCATGCGCACTGGCGCAGCCTCGCATGCTGGCCGCGTTCGCTGCCAACTGTGGAAGGGGGTCAATCCGAACGGTTCCGATGCCGTTAAGATTGGATCGTTTATAGGTCTGTTGGCGGTTACGCTGGCGGCGACCGGCACCACCTACACGATGACGGGGACGGTTAGTTCTGTCCCGGCTCAGACTTTCGACAACGAGTATCTGTTTATCGAGGTCGAGTGGCAGGGCACCACCGCTGGCACCAGCAACTCATGCTCGGCGCTGTTCTATCAATCGGCCTGCACGCTCACGACGCCGGACTTCGTGTTTGCGGAAGTGACCGGCACTGGCGCGCTGGTTGCGGTCAACACTACGGGACAGCGCGGCTCTGGCGTCGTAACAAACCCGCCCATAACCGGCACTGGCGCGCTGGTCACGGGCGGCACCAACTACCTGTACTATTCGCAAGACATCGGCCAGTGGTCACGCGCCGATATTGACCTTACTTCCAACGCGGCAGTTGCGCCGGACGGTACGACGACGGCGGAAACAGCCAGTTCGTCCACATGGAATTCAGTACACGGGCTTTATCCGGACAGTTCGAACCCTGTCGGACAAACCACGGTCTCGATCTATGCCAAGCTGATCGCAGGCCCGGTGTGGCTGCAGATCAGTCACGGTAGCCGATGGGCGAACTTCAATCTTGCGACGGGTGCCGTTGGTAACGGCAACAACACGGCGCAAACCGTAATCACCAATGAGGGCAACGGTTGGTGGCGTTGCTCGATGAACAGCAACGAATCCAACAAGCCGCAGTTCTTTATCGCACCGACTGATTCCGCCGTACAGAATCCGATACACGCTATCGTCGTCACGCTGGCGCTGTGGGGCGCGCAACAGGAGAAGAGCAACAGTCCGACACCGACGAAATATTACGCGACAGAGGCGGGGGCGCGTACCAGTTCTCCGGTTCTGTCGGGTGCGGGCAATGTCATCACCGTAGAGCCGCCGGTCACAGGCACGGGCGCGCTGCAGGCGGTTTCACTCGCGCCGCCGCCGCGCACCAACTGGATAACGTGGTCGCAGGACCTCGACCGCACGAACCCGTGGTATCCGACGGCGAACGGCCTTGATGTCTGGCCACCCGATACGCTGGTGGCTCCGGACGGATCGACAACAGCAGAACCGTGCTTAGAATTGAGCGATGGTGTCGATGCTTCGCGCTCGCTGAGCTACAATCAATACCCGATATTCGGAAACCTGAACCCGCGCACGTTATCGGTCTACGCGAAGTCAATTGATCGGGCCAACTGGTTCAGGATCAACTTACAGGCTGGTTACGTCTACAGTGCCAACTTCAACATTGCCGATGGCACGCTAGGACTTGTCCTCAATGGCATGGGCGCTTCGTCAATTCAGAGCGTCGGCAATGGCTGGTATCGCTGTTCGATAACGACCAATGAATCTGTCATCAGCGATGACGGGGTGGCCGTATCTTTCTATCCGATGGATGCCGATGCCGAGGACTCAAGCTATGTAGGCACCGGCAGGACGATCAGTTTCTGGGGCGCGCAACTCGAAGAAGGCAAGGTTGCTACTGCCTACATCGCGACAACGACCGATCCGGTCACGGTTAGCGGTGGCGCTCCGATTGGCTTCGGTACTGTAAGCTGGAACGCTACCGGCGCGCTGACCGCTACTGTTTCCGATCTCGATGCCGTCGGCACCGTCATCACACCGCCAGCGACAGGCACTGGCGCGCTGACAACGGCAAAGCCAACGCTGGCTTCGCTGGGTGTCTCTGGATCGGGCAGCGCAGCGGGCGGGGTACCGGCTGAGATCGTCATTACCGGCGGTGATGGGGGTGACCTCATCTTCGGCGCCATCAATTATGGCGCTGCCGCAGAGGGGCAAGCCTTTGTTTCTGTCGGCACCTCGGTCACCAAGATAACTGCAAAGCTCTGTAAGTATGGTGTGCCAACCGACGGCCTGCGGTGCAGGATTTCTACCGCCGATGCGAATTATTTGCCGGTTGCGCTGCTTGGTACAACCACTATTCCCGTCAGCAGCATCCCTCTAAACGCGACGGCACCGGTTGAGTTTACGTTCGCATCGCCGGTGGTGGTCAGTAAGGATCAGCTATACCACGTCGCGATAGACCGCCTTGGTGCAGCGGACGACGAGAACCTCTACGCCATCCATCTTACGTATGGTCGGGTTTACACCCCGATGTATTCGTACGATCAGCCGGGCGGCGGCGAAGTTTGGGTCACCGATGGTGCCTCCAATCTGGACATCACCATCTCGCAGATGGCGGGGGCGGCGGTGCCACCGTTGCAGGTTGCGGCACCAACGCTAACAGGCGTCGGCATCTCTCGATCTTTCGGCACAGGTGTGCTGACGACATCGCCCGCCGCGCTCAGTGGTGTTGCATCTGGGCAAACCAGCGGCACCGGCACGCTGACATCGGCGCGGGCCTACTTGGACAGCGCGGGCTTTTCGTTCTCGACCGGCACGTCCTCTCTGGGCGCATCGTCGTCCGGAATCGTTGGCTCTGTCATTCTGAAGTATCGCCTTGTCGTCTCGTGGTTTGAGCTAAGAGGCGAGCCGATAGCAACGGTCGTCGGCGCAGGTGTGCTGGCGGCTGACACCGCGACGCTCGCGGGCGCAGGTGTCTCGCGCTCGGTCTCGACCGTAGCAGCGCTGACCAATACGGCGGCGACCATTGTCGCACCGGGCATCGCGCAGGCGGCGGGCGCTGGCGCTCTGGGCGCTACGCTGGCGTCACTGACAGGCCTCGGTGTTTCCGCATCGGTGGGTGCACCGGCACTGGCAGCACAGCCGAGCGCCATCGTTGCATCGGGCGTCGCTCGCTGGGTGATGAGCGGCACGCTGGTGGCGCAGCCGGTCACGTTGGTTGCGTCCGGCGTCGCACAGTGGCTCGCGACAAGCACGCTAATCACAACAGCCGCCACGGTGGCGGGCGTTGGCATCTCGCGCAGCGTCAGCACGGTTGCTGCGTTGCAGGCCAGTTTGGCGAGCGTTGTCGGTGCCGAGGGTGTCGTCGTCATCGCTGGCACTGGCAGCCTGCCGTCGCAGTCGGCGATCATCGCAGGCGCGGGCGTCTCAAGATCGGTCTCCACCTCGGGGACCCTAACCAATGCGGCAGCGTCCCTCGCCGCATCTGGTGCCGGGCAAACAACCGGCACCGCTTCGTTGCTGAGCCCCTCGGCTGTCCTCACTGGCACCGGTCTCAGCACGAGCCTCGCCTCGGCGTTGCTGGCAGGTCAGACTGCATCCCTGACCGGAACTGGCACCGCTCGTTGGCTCGCGACCGGCGCGCTGCCTGCGGGCTTCGCGTCGGTCGTCGCGCCGGGTGTGGCGCGGTGGGTGGTCAGCGGCACGCTGGCTCCGGCGGCGGCCACGGTGGTCAGCTTCGGGCAAACCGGCTCGGTGGTGACCACGGCGGCGCTGCAGGCGAGCTTGGCCTTCATCTCGGGGTTCGAGGGCGTCGTCGTCATCTCGGGCACCGGCAGCCTTCCTGCGCAATCCTCGAAGGTGGTTGCGGTCGCGGTTTCGGAATCACGAGGCACGGGCTCGCTGGCCCTCCAAGCGGTGACCCTAGCCGGTGCGGGCCTGTCGCGTTCCCAAGGCTCTGGGACCCTGTCAGGGCAGGCCTGCACCGTTACCGCCCCGGGGATCGTTTCGAGCGCTGGCACGGGCGCGCTGGGCTCTGGCGCTGCCACGCTGTTCGGCATCGCCTCTTCGGAGACGCTGATCACCGGGTCGGGCGCTCTATCGCCCACGGTGGGAGATATTGACGGAACCGGTCAGGCGATCTGGACGGCAACCGGTACACTTTCCGCCCCGGGCAGCGTCTTGGCTGGCGCAGGCATCTCGCGCTGGATCGCGACCGCCGCGCTCGCCACAAATGTGGCAGACGTCGACGGCGCAGGCGCATCGAGATCGGTTGGCACTGCAGCATTGCTGGCCTCGCTGGCCACGGTGTTCGGCTTCGAGGGCACGGTCGTCATCTCCGGCACCGGCTCGCTGCAGGCGCAATCCCGGTTGGTCAGCGGTGCTGGCGCATCGAGATCGCTGGGCACAGGCGCGCTGCTACCGGACAACGCGGACCTTTCCGGCGTCGCGGTCGCAACGGTTCGCGGCACAGGCGCGCTCAACAGTTCTGCGGCGCAAATAGACGGCATTGCCGCCGCGATCATGCAGGGCAGCGGCGCGCTGCTTTGCACGGCTGCATCGCTCGATGGCGACGGCATCGTGCTGGACAAGATCACCGGCACGGGCGTGCTGGTGTCGCGGTCGTCCGGCGTGTTCGGCTATGCGTCGCTGACCACCTTCGGCTCCGGCGATCTGATCGCGCGGGATCATGCGCTGTCCGGACTGGCTGTGGCCGAGATCGTTGGCCACGGCACGCTGCGACCGTTGCGCTCGGCTATCGAGGCCGATGGAATCTCGGACGCGTCCGGCGAGGGTTATCTGGCGGCGCGTCGCGCGCTGATGCTCAGCTTCGGCGATGTCGAGGACAACATCACCGGCTACGGCGCAATGACATCGCGCCGCGCCCTGATGCTGGCGCTCGGCGTCACCGGTTCGACAGGCGCAGGCGTTCTGTTCGCGCGCACCGCCACCGTCGTCGGCGGCGTCAAGCTGGTCGATGGCGCTGGCGTCCTGATCGCTGGTAACAGCAACATCGCAGGCCACGGCTTCGTTGGAATCACCGAGGTGCCGTGGGGCGGTACACAACTGCCCGGCGGATATCCCGGCACGGCACCGTGGATCGGTGCAGGCACCACAACATGGAAGGGCGGAGCGGCATGCTGGACAAATCCCGGTACATCGCAGTGGCGCAACCCCGGGACGACGCTGCCGCCGAAGAGAGCGGCGTAACAGATCGCATCCGGATGCGAGGCTTTGTCGGCGACGCGGGCACACCGCTGCCGCTGCCGCCGCAACAGCCTGCAGCGTGGCACGTCAACCGCCTGCAGGTCGATGAGGATGGCGATCCGTTGATGGAAGGCATCTTCGCCAACTACAACGACGACATCCTGCTCGAAGCCGACGAGATGACGCTGATGGGCCGCTATGCGCCCGGTCGCGGTCCGGCGCAGCGGCTGGTGATCGGCGACGGTCTTCGCGTTGAGGGCGATGTGCTGATCGGCGAAGGCGGCGGCGAGAAGGGCGATCCGGGTCCGCCCGGTCCGGTCGGGCCTGTTGGTCCTGAAGGACCCGCTGGCGCGTCATCTTCGATGTGGCTCTATCGCTTCGATAGCAGCACGCAGGCGCAGGACCCCGGTGCCGGACGGCTTCGCTTCAACAACGTGACTCCGGCGCTGGTGACGCGCATCTACTTCGACCGGCTGACGCAAGACGGACTCGATCCCACCATCGCGTTCACCGCTGCGAAGTTCGATGATGAGTTCGTGATCCAGCGCAGGGGGATGTCGTATCAGAACCAAGTGTGGAAGCTGATGGGACCGGCCATCGACCGCACTGACTGGTTCGAGGTGCCGGTGCAATTCGTGTCGCAGGCGAGCGGTGGCTTCTCCAACAACATGGAGATCACCGTCATCCTGCGTACCAAGGGCGAGAAGGGTGATAAGGGCGACAAGGGCGACACCGGATCGCAGGGGCCGCAGGGCAACATCGGCCTCACCGGTCCACAAGGTCCCGTTGGCCCGCAAGGCCCGGTTGGTGGACAAGGCGTCAAAGGCGACAAGGGCGACACCGGTCTCACCGGACCCATCGGTCCGAAAGGTGACAAGGGCGACAAAGGCGATCAGGGCATCCAAGGCGTGCCGGGTCCGATAGGTGAAGGCCTGCTTGAGGAAGCGCCTGCGGACGGAAAATACTACGCGCGCAAGGATACCGAATGGGTTGAGTTCGAGGCTGGTGCGAACGTCGTCATCAGTGACGATCCGCCGCCTGATCCGAAGCCCGGCGACCTTTGGTGGGATTCTACGGTTGGCGTCACGTTCATCTATTATTTCGACGGCACGAGCTATCAGTGGGTGGTGTCGTCGCCGGGCGAGCAGGGACCGCAGGGCATCCAAGGTCCTGTTGGTCCGCAGGGGCCGCAAGGCATCCAAGGCCCGATGGGTGAGATGACGCAGGCGTCGGGCGATGCGCGCTATGTGCAATTCGGCGCACAGACCCTGACAACACCGCAACAGGCGCAAGCCCGGGCCAACATCAGCGCGGCGCAGGCCAGTGTGATCGACACCGCATGGACGCCCCTCCCCTATGTCAACGGCTGGGCAGATTACGGTGCGCCGTTCGGTCCCGCCGGATATCGCAAGGTTGGCAACGGGCTGGTGATGCTCAAGGGTCTCGTCCAAGGCGGCACAAACACTCTGATCTGCACCCTTCCGGTCGGGTATCGGCCCGGCTACCAACTCTTGCTCAACGTGCAGACCAGCCCGAACGTCGCATGTCGGCTCGACATCACGACCGGCGGTGCCGTGCAGCACACGGGCGGCAATGCTGGCTGGCTGTCGCTCAACAGCACTGTTTTTCTGGCGGAGGGCTGATGCTGAATTTTCCGGACGCACCGAGCATCGGTCAGCGATACCCGACAGCAGCGGGCCTGCCGAGCTACGTGTGGGACGGAGAGAAGTGGAGACAGAAGACGCTACCGTTCGCGCCGCCGTCAGACGCTGCACCGTTGATGGACAACATCGCCGGACCGGGAAGCGCCAACGCGTTCGCGCGGGGCGATCATCGGCACCCAAGCGACACGAAATATGCGCCGGTCAACAATCCGACGTTCACCGGGACACTGACCGCGCAGACGTTCAACGTGAACGGCAATTTCAATGGTGGCGTGGTCACTGCGCTGGCGAAGGGTCACCACATCGGCAACACCAAGCGGCTCGATAACACGCTTGCCACTTGGGACAACGTCACGACGCTCGATGCCAATATCATCTTCTACGATTACGGCAGCGGCAACTGGGCTGGCATCGGGGCGGACCAAAGCGGATTCTTCTGGGTGCGCACGGGCGCTGGCGGTAGCGACAATGTTTCGGCGTTCGTGGCTACGCTGAGCAACGTTCAGTTCAACGGACCGACATATGCGCCGACACCGGCCAACGGTGACAACTCGACAAAGCTGGCAACGACAGCCTTCGTGAACGCCAACCAGCCGATGGGCGGGCCGTATCTGCCGACATCTGGCGGCACCATCACCGGGACGATGACGGTCAGCTATGCGCACATAATGTCGTATCGCGCTGGCGGCACCACAGGCGTTGTCTATTTCGGCACCGATGATCGTTACTTCTACTACGACGGCAGCAACTACGTGTTCGGTACTGACGCCTTGTTTTCCGCCGCTGGCAGGATGTGGGGATCGAACGACTGGACGCGACCGGTGACCAGTGCTCGGATCGGCCCGCATGCTGGGGATTATTTCTTGGAAATGACCGCTGGTTTCGTTGAACCGTATGGTGGCGCTGTGATCACCGGATCAACGGGTCTTGGCGTCACGGTAGATTACAAGGGCACCACCAACCGATATCGCTACAATCAAATCTATGTCGAAGGCACTTGGTACACGGCGGGATATGTCTGATGCTGAATTTTCCCGATACGCCGAGCAATGGTCAGGTCTACTCCTTCTACGTGTGGGATGGAGAGAAATGGTCGAGGAGCGGCACAGTGTTAGCTGGCGATCCGGCGAGCGACACCAACCCGCTGATGAACGGCGTGTTGCTGCCGGGTCTCTCGTACAGCTACGCCCGCGCCGATCACGTTCATCCGAGCGACACCTCGCGCGCACTGCCGAACAATGCTGCGCTGACCGGGACCACGACAGCCGAAGCCGCCAACATCACCGGCAACATCAACATCAGCGGCACCTTCACCAGCCGCGCCAAGAGCCACTATCTCGGCATCCCGTCCGGCAACGTCTCGCCGCCACTGAAGAGCGAAGCCAACATCATCCTGTACGATGTCGGCGGCGACAACTGGTGCGGCATGGGCACCGATCTAAACGGTGCGTTCTGGATACGGACGGGTTTGTCGGGGACTCCGGGGCCAGCGCTGCTTATCGATCAGGGCCGCAACGCCACACTGTTGAAGACGCCGACAGCGCCGACACCTGCTACAGCCGACAATTCGACCAAGGCAGCGACGACGGCATACGTTATGGCCAACCCGGCCACCGGGCCGTACGTGACGCTGTCTGGTGCCAATACGATGACGGGCATGCTCTACATTGCCAACGCAGACTTTCGGACACATCGCGGCGACAGAACCGGTGTTGTGTTTCTCAACAACACGGGTGATCGCTACCTCTACTACAACGGCAGCGGCTATCATCTGCCGGGCGCGCATGCCGCTTCCGCCAACGGCAGGCTGTGGGGTCCCAACGATTACGCGCAACCGATCATCAACATTCGTCTGGCGTATGTTGCCGACTACCAGCACGACATAAACAACACGGGGCTGGTCGAGCCGTATGGCGGTTCGTGCTCAACCGGCGTGTCCGGAAACTATCACATTGGCTACACCTACGGTTATGTGCGCTACCGGCAATTCCAGATTCAGCTTGGCAACGGCGGATGGTACGCGGTGGGCTATGCTTAATTTTCCGAACACGCCAACCGTCGGTCAAAAGCATCAGGCCTATATCTGGGACGGCGAGAAGTGGTCGACCTCACCTGTCCTGACCTTCGCGGGTGGCAGCGACGCAAGCCCGGTGATGGATGGCGCTGCCAGCGCCGGAAGCAGCACCAAATATTCGCGCAGTGATCATGTGCATCCGAGCGACACATCTCGCGCACCGATCAACAACGCGACGTTCACTGGTGTGATGACGGCGGCGATGATCAATGTCAGCGGCAATGTCACGGTCAATGGCAGGCTGATCTCGACGGCGAAGGGCCACAAGTTCGGCACGGCGGGCGGCACGGCAGCGGCTGGCGCTGTGACGAAAGCCGACGCCAACATCAAGCTCTACGATCACACTGTCGAAGGGTCACCGGATAGCTGGTGCGGCATCGGCACTGACAGCAGCGGACATTTCTGGGTGCGCACCGGCTACAGCGGCAACCCGGCTCCGGTGTTCTACATCCAGAATGATCAGACGATGGTGTTTCGGGAACCTCCGACGCTGCCGACGCCTGCCGCTGGCAACAATTCAACGAGGATCGCGACGACGGAATTCGTGAAGGGTCGAGCCGGTGGCGGCAGCTACGTGCCGCTGTCTGGCGGCAGTGTTGGCACCTTGACGCAGGCCGGTGCCGACATGTGGGTGCACAACAACGGCAACTACGGCGTGATCTATCTCGGCAATTCTGGGGCGCGCTATCTGCAGTGGGATGGCGGGACATACAATTTCAACGGCGCGGCGGTGTTCGCCGGGCAGGGTCGCATCTACGGCACCAACGATTGGGGTGGTGCGATGCCGTACAACAATGCGCGGCTGGCTTACGTGACTGACCGCAACTTTCCCTACGGTGAGGGTATGCAAGAGCCCTATGGCGGCAGCACCATTACAGGACAGACCGGGAGTCAGGCCGCTGGCGATTGGATACGGCGCTTTCGACAGTTTCAATATTACACTAACGGCTGGTTCGCGATTGGCTACGCATGAAGATCATCGATCACGGCAAGTGGATTCCGTACAAACCATCGAATGATGCATGGCCCGAAGGCGCGCCTGCGCAGGCACTGTTTGCCAAGCGTGAGAGCGATGGCGTGGACTGGTACGATTACGTCAACCCACCGAAGGAAAACCGGCAGCGCCTGTTCTCTGAGAACTTCCGCGAGGACAGCGTCAAGATCGCCTTCATGTGGCATGAGAGCGAACAGCGCTGGAAAATCGGACCATCGGTGATCGATGCGACCCTGATCTTTCCCGCAAACCAGATCGTGCGCGAGATCATCGGCTTTGGCACTACCGACGAGGACGAGATCATTGCGCGGCTGCGCAGTAGGTACATCGACCCTGAGACCAACGAGATCACCGATCCGCCGCCGCCCCGGAAGATGTCCGAGGATGAGGCGTTCGTGATGAACAATCTGGCCGAGGTCATTGTCGACCTGCGGGCGCGCGTCCAGCAACTGGAGAAAGCGAGAGATGACAAATAGCGAAATTCTGGCCCAGCGCATCGAGAAGGATGTGCGCTACCTGATCGGCGATCTGCACATGCAGATTCTGGTGCTGCGCAACGTGATGGCTTTGCAGCAAGGCGAACAGCCGCAGCAAGAGCCGGTGCCGCAGCCAGCGCCGCCAGCGCCAGAACACAAAGAGCCGGAGCCGAAGCCCGAACAACACGCGCGCACCAATGGCGCGATCAACCTGCGAGGTTAGCCATGACCGTTACCCTAAGCGTTGACGCAACCAGCCGCATCGCGCGTTTCGAATTCTCTTCGCCGCATTTGCCGAGCGGTATGGTGTACGGCTACAGCGAGGTGTTGCTGCAGGAGCCCGACAGCCCGAGCAAGGGCGCGGAAATCCTGCGGCCTGTCACACCTATGATGGGCACGTCCACACCGACGGAAGGCGAGAAGATCACCTACGGAATCATGCCCGGCACCGCGATCAACCGTGGCATCCCGATGGTGATGGAGGAGACCGTCGATGTTGACGGCAACACCATCAGTTTTGCGACGGTGCTGCAGGCGATGGGCGCGTTCTTCGAGAAGTGGCGGGTGGAGGATGCGACCAAGCCGCCGCCGATGATGATGGCCGCACAGCCGCCGACGCTGCCGCCGCCGGACCCAGATATCCCGCTGGACGATCCCGTGCAGCAATGATCGACGCGAGCGGTAGGGTGCGAACGTCGTGGTTTCGGGAAAATTCCACGCTGATCTACTTCCTTATCGCGCAGTTGATCGCTATCGGCGCTGGAGGTGCCAGCATGCTGGCCTACTTCACCAAGCTGGAGACCCGGGTCTCGATCATGGAAGAGCGCGGCGCGGCCTACACGGTAGGCCGCATGGACGAGATGAAATTGAAGATCGCTGTGCTCGAACAGCAGATCGAAAGCAACGAGGCGTCGATCAGGCGCATCGTTGAGCAGTATCTGAAGAACCCGCCGAAGTAATCACACAGGTGACATCATGAAGACCACCGATTTCGTGGAACGCTTTGTCATGGATAAAGCGATGCTGGCCGACAAGAAGTTCGCGCTGAAAAAGCTCAACGACGGCTACATGGTCTGCATGCCGCGCATCGCGCGCACCGGCATTCAGGAATATCTCGGCATCGAGATGGGCAGGCCGGACCTTGAGAAGGTGCTGGTCTATCGCCCGGAATCCGAAGTGTTCTCGCACGACGCGGTCAAGACGCTGGTCGGCAAGCCGGTCACCGTCGAGCACCCCGATGTGATGATCACTGCAGAGAACTGGAAAGATTACGCGGTCGGCCATGTCGGCGATGAAGTGATGCGCGACGGCGACTGCATCCGCGTGCCGCTGCATCTGATGGACGCCACCGCTGTCAAGGAAGTGAACGGCGGTCGAGCGGAATTGTCCGTCGGATATTCCGCCATCATCGAGTGGGCTGACGGGGTGACGCCGAGCGGCGAACCCTACAACGCCAAGCAGACCTCCATCCGTGCCAACCACGTAGCGATCACCCATACCGCACGCGGTGGACCTCTTTTGCGTATGGGTGACAACCGGAGAGATACAATGGCCACCAGAACCATCAGCGTAGATAGCCTTCAGGTTACGCTCGAAGATCGTGACGCGCAGATTGTCGAGCGTCACATCGCAAAGCTCGCAGCGGACCTAGCCACGGCGCAGACCGTGCTCGCCGCCGCGCAGACCGCTGCGCAGACCGACGTTGCGAAAGCAACGACCGACGCCGCCAATGCGAAAGCCGAAGTGCAGACCAAGGATGCGGAGATCACCACGCTGAAGAGCCAACTGGCCGATGCGAAGATGACGCCGCAGAAGCTCGACCAGATGGTGGCGGCACGCGTCGCCACCGTGCAGCGCGCCAAATCGATCATCGGTGATGCGCTCGTGGTCGATGGCAAGACCGACGCCGACATGCGCAAGCAGGTGGTGCTCACCAAGCTCGGTGAGGTCGCCAAGGATTGGAATGACGACATGATCAATGCGTCGTTCAACACGCTGTCGGTTGCCACCGTCGACAACAACTACAGCGGCAACGGCCTGAACCATGTGGTGCAGGTGATCGCCAGCAACGACCCCGGCGGCGACGCACGCGGCAAGGCCTATGCCGACTACGACAAGGACATCTCCAACCGCTGGAAGACCGCAGGCGGTCGCGCCGCCAACTAATGCGGCATTACACCAGCGCCTACCCATCAATCCCATTCAACAGGAGTCACGATAATGGCCGAAACCACCCAGAGAGAAGAAGTGCAGCACGAGGAGCCCGCGAAGACCAAGGGCGAGCTTATTGCACGCAACGCAACGCAACTGGCGGCGAATGTTTCACCGTTCGCTGTGGTGCAATCCACCTTCCCCGAGCAGATGCGGCAGGGCTTCCCGGGCATGGTCAACCGCATGGTCGACTACAACGCGGTGACGCGTTCGGTCGAAGGCTCGGCGGTCTCCGGCGTTGCGCCCGCGCGCGCGGTCTCGCAATCGCTGGCATCCGACATCGGTTGCACCATCGGCGGCACGCTGAAGGATTTCGTCGGCATCACAATCCTCGATCCGACGATCATTCAGGTCATCGGCTCGACGGTGCCGCCCGAGAGCTATCCGCAATATGCCAACTGCGGCGTGCTCACCAAGGGTGAAATCTTCGCCACCGCCACGGTGCCCACGGTCACTGGCGATCCGGTGCACTTCGGTGCTGCGGATGGCGTCCTCACCAACACTGGCGGCATCGGCCCGGTTGTCGGCGCGCGCTGGAAGCATACGCGTCCGGCCAACGAACTCAACGTCGTGCAACTCGGCATCCAGCGCTAAGCGAAACAGCTTCGCGCCTTTCGGAGAAAGCCACAGCCATCAGGAGTCAGAGAGATGAACTACCATATGTTTCAGAGAGACGCGCAGCAACTCGCGTACAACTTCGTGGTCAACCAGACCACGGCCATCGAGAATCAGGTGATCCGCATCCAATATCCAGAGGTGCAGTATCCTGATCTCGTCCCTGTCGACACCAATACCGGCAACGAATGGGTGAAAAGCATCACCTATTACAGCGCCGACATGGTAGGTCGCGCGGATTGGTTTCACCACACGGCGCTCGATGTGCCGCTGGCTGAACTGAGCCGCGAGAAATTCGAGCGCGGAATGGAGATGGCCGCCATCGGTTATCGCTACACGCTCGAAGAGGTCGCCAACGCGATGAACACGCCGGGCCTCAACCTCACCGCAGACAAGGCAGCAGCCTGCCGTCGTGCCTACGAGGAGTTCGTTGACAACCTCGCGCTGCGCGGTTCGGTGCCAAAGAACATGCAGGGGCTGATCAACTCGTCGCTGGTGACGGCGACGACAGCACCGGCAGACGGCACCGGCTCGGCAACGACCTTCGCCTCGAAGACCAACCAACAGGTCATCCGCGATATCAACTCGGCAATGACCGGTATCGCCACCGGCACCAATTGGCTCTACTACGCCGACACCATCCTGTTGCCGCCCGCCGTGCTGGTCGGTCTGGCCGGGCGCATCATCGAATACTCATCGATGACGCTGCTCGATTGGATCAAGCAGTACAACGTGCTCACGGTGCAGACCGGACGACCGATCACGCTGGCTGGCGTGCGCGGACTTGAGACCGCTGGCCTCGGCGGCATCTCGCGCATGGTGGCCTATCGCCGCGATCCCGAAGTGCTGAAGATGTGGATTCCCATGCCGCATCGCTTCCTGCCGGTATGGCAGCGCGGGCCGCTGGTGTTCGACGTTCCGGGCATCTTCCGTCTCGGCGGTGTCGAGATCAGGCTGCCTGCGGCGATGCGCTACCTCGACGGCGTCTAGCAAAAGCGCAGGCGCAAAAGTGCCTGCCTATTGCTCCACCTCAAAACCATTACAGGAGAACATCAACATGGCGAAGATCAAGAACACGGGCTTCCAGCCGCGTGGCTTCAATACCGAGGAAGGCAGCCACGTCATCGTGAAGCCCGGCGAGGAAGCCGAGTTCAACATGACCGAAGCAGACTTCAAGCATCTGCAGGAGACGATGGAGGGTCTTCCCGATCCGAAGCCGTTCGAGGTTTCCGGCAGCCACGGCGGCGTCAAGGCCAGCAAGGCCAACAAGGAAGCTGAAGAGATGCCTGCGCAATCCACCGAGCCGCCGACATCGCAGCCGCATCAGGAGAACATGCAGCCGACGGTGACGCCGATGACGGAGAAGGAACGTCAGGAGCGTCAGCAACGCAGTGCCACGCCGCAACGCGGCAAGCAGGATGACGACGACAACGGCAGCACACGGACCTCGCACCGAGGCAGGTGATATGGCGATCACCACAACGATGCCACCCACCATCGCTGAATTCCGGAAGGCGTTTCCGGAGTTCGCGTCGGCCAGCGATGACCAAGTGCAAATGGCCATCGATACGGCGATGACATGGGTGGACACTTTCTGGTTCTGGCCAGACGCCAAACTCGCGGTGATGTATGCCGCCGCGCATTATCTCTGGCTGCACGACAAGGCCAGCGGCGGCCTCATTACTGGCGGCGGTGGGACCGGCGGCGGCACACCGCCTGTTGTTGATTCCGAAGCTGGTTTGATCTGGGTCAAGAGCGTTCGCTTCCGCGACCGGCAGGTGACCTATGACCGGGTCTCCGGCAGCGCGTCGGGGACCGAAAGCAAGACCGAAAAGGTCTCATCGTCGTCGGAGGATTTCTGGAATTCATCCCCCTACGGCCAACTCTATCTCTCGTTTCGCAGGCGCAACGTCCCCCACATCGCGGTGATCTGACATGGAATACACCCTGCCCGTAAGACGCTTGCGCATGACGGCGGTGCTGCAATCCATCGACGGCGGCGGCTCGCCCGGCAAGATCGAGCTTCGCAACGCCGAGCGTGTCATCCTCGCCACGCTGCTCTTGACCATGCCGTCGTTCTATCTGGTCGGCGACGATCTGGTGCTGACCGCGCCGACGTCCGGCTTCGTCGCCATCGAAGGTCAGGCAACCATCGGCACCATCTCCGACGGCGCTGGCAACATCGTCATCGATGAGATGACGGTCGGCGTCGACACCACCGAGGACGAGGTGCACGACTACGAGATCGTGCTCGATGATACCTCACTGCTGATCGGCAAGCAGGTCACCATCGTGCATGCAACGCTGGAGCATGGCTGATGGCGACGGCCCAACGCAGGATATCTTCACACCGAACTCACATCGGCCACGTTGAGAACGCCGGGTGCATAATCCCCGGCTCCGTCGAGGTCGGTTTAGGAGATGTCGATGCCCACTGTCAATGACAGCAAGCCAGTCGACGTGCGCGTCGATGCAGTGTTCGGCGAACCCGTGGTGCTGAAGCCGATGAAAATTCAGGAGGGCGGCTATCGCGCATCGGTGCCCGATCCATCGCGCGTCGAGGTGATCGCTACCGGCATCTATGACACCACGCGCGGTTCGGAGGGCGGCGGCGCTACCACGATCCACCGGCAGGCCACGGTCGACACCATGCTCTCGATCCGGCTCGAACCCTGCGAGCAATGCGACCTGAAGAAAGGCGACCGGGTTTATTTTCCGGATCGCGACGAAACCCACGAGGTGACGTTCGTGCATCCGGATTACAGCGGAAGGTGGGATGTGCACATGGTCAGGGTTCTGGAATGAGCGTCGTTCGCATGCTGACACGCATGAGCGCGGTGGCAGCATTGCGCGGCCAGACGTGGGCCGACAAGCGCGTGTTCGATTCCGACAACACGCCGCTCTCCCAAGCGCTGATGCTGAACGAGGCGGCCAAGCCCTACATCGTGGTCTACACCGACAGCGACAACCGGATGGAGCAGAACGGCACCGACATCTACGGCATGCGGCGCGAACTCAATCTGGTGCTGGAGATCGGCGTCGCATCCAAGGTCGAGGGCACCACGGGCGACGCGCAATTGAAGATTCCGCTGACCGATGAGGGCATGGAGCTTGCGCTCGACATGGTCGAGGAGCAGGCGCTGGCGGCGATGTTCGCCTCGCCCGATAATGATTGGTCGGAATTGCTGAAGTGCTTCGTGCTGCGCATCGAGCGGCTGACCGGACAGCGTGGCGCATCCGGAGATCGCGACCGGCGCTGGGCGGCGCGCCAGATCGGAATCGTCTGCGATGTGATCTCCGATCTGCCGCCGGGCGTGCCGGTGCCGGAAGATCATCCGATCAACCGTTTCATCCAGTGCGCCCAGATGCATCCCGAGGCAGACATGGATCACGCGGCGGAAATCTGCGCGGCGCTTGCTTCGCGAGAGGGAGCGCCGGAATGGGAGAAGGTGCAAGCCACGCTTGGCGTGCGCAGGATAGCAATCCGCGCCATCGGGCTTGCACCACTTTCGTCCGAGCTTGCAGTGACCGCGACGGCCTACGGCGACGACCTGACCGACAGACGCGGCGAGGCACCGATCCTGCGCAGGCTCGGGCTCGATGACGTCCAGATGGAGAAGGACGAGAGCGTCGGCCTGATGGACGAACAGACCATCGAGACCAACGTCGTCACCAGCGTGCCGGTCGAGAAGCCGGACAAGTTCAAGGCCGACGGCGAGGTCGAATGAAGATCGCTGTCGATGCCAGTGATCTGAACAATTATTCGCGGAAGCTGACCAAGGCTGAACAGGGCACCACGCCGTCGCTGATGGTCGGCCTTAACGAGGTCGGCGACGGTCTGGTGTCGGTATTGTCGACATCACTATCGAGAGACACCGGGCTCGCTGTTGAGCAGGTGCGCGGCATGATCACGGTAAAGCGCGCCAGCAAGAACAGCCTGAGTTACGACGTCATCGTCAACAACCGTTTGCTGGAGGACGACCCGAGCACGCTGGAGGGCAGGCGCGAGAGCCGCGACTTCGGCACGCGGCAGCCGGGCTCGCTGGTCATCGTCGTCTCCAAGAACGACGAGCTTGTCTGCATGGATTGCGAGGAGTTGCAGGCCGCAGGTCCGATGCCAATCGAGATCGCGCGCGAGCACATCCCGAAGCATCCGCACTGCCGCTGCGTGATCATGCCGTACGTGCCGAGAGGCAGGCGGCTGCCGGTGACGATGACATCGCTGTCGGGCACCAGCGCATCGCGACGAACGGGAGGACGCCGACAGAACGCCGACATGACGTTGCGACAGCTTGCGCAGGACATCCTGAACAAGACCGCGACCAAGATCAGGATCGAACTGAAGTGAGGCATCATGGCTGACGACTATCAGCGCATCATCGCACAGATCGCAGACCTGCGGCGTCAGATGTCTGAACAGACGCAGCACGGCACGGTGCATGAGGTGAAGGGCACCAAGATCAGGATGCTGCTCGGCAAGAACAAGCAGGGCAAGGAAGTGCTGTCGCCGTGGATCAACACCGGCAACATGCGCGGCGGCGCTCGCGAGCAGCGGTTCTACAAGAAGGGACAGAACGTATCGATCTTCGCGCCCGGCGGCGATGTCGCGCAGGGCATGCTGATGCCGTACGCGCCGAACAAGGACTTCAAGACGCCGGAGCACGCCGACGGCTCCGGTCAGGACGAGGAGAGCTATCAACTCGAAGACATGCGCGCCAAGCAGACCAAGGAAGGTTTTGACAACTGGCTGCAGCCCGATGAGGACGACAAGAAGGGCGGCCAGCAACAGGGCGGCCAAGGCGGCGGTGGTGGTGGCGGTAAGCAACAGAAGAAGGGCCACGTCGGCGGCGACAAGGCGGTGATGAAAGCCCGCATGAACAAGGAGACCGGCCACACGCTGCGCGTCGGCAAGGACAGCCGTGTAGCAGCGGCAAAGGACGGCGCGAAAATCCGGATGGGCTCAGATTGGGTGGTGGTGTCGAAGGGCAAGATCATCTTCTCGAAGCCGCCGATCCTCGGCAAGGACCCGATCAAAAACGACGACAAGTAACTCAACAGGAGAAGCGACATGCCAATGGTTCAGACCCCGCGCATTCTGCACAAGTTCTACATCTACGACCCCAATGTCAGCGACACGCTCGGCGGCCTGACCGTGAAGCAGGACAGGGACGACAAGGGCAACCCGAAGGAAGGCACCAAGCACGTGCTCGCCGTTGCGCAGCAAGTGCAATACTGGATCGATCAGGGGCTGATGGGCGACAAGCCGGTCGGCGAGATCGGCGAGGCCGCCAAGAAGATGCTGGCGCAGGTCACGCGCGGGCGCAGCGAGGACAACGACGCCGATCCGAAGCGGATTCCGAGGTACGACAGGCGCATCCAATCCGGCGCGCCGATGTTCGCTGGCGTCGGCGGCTACTCTGGACGGCAGACCCGCAGCCACAAGGGCAAGAAGCAGGAGCCGTTCACGTCGACCAACCCGGACAACCCGCAGGCGCAGGCCAAACCAGAAGGAGGTCCGCGCGACAAGCGGGTGCCGCCGACAACGCCGCCGAGGTAAGCGGCGATGGCGAACGAACTCTACGATCCCACCTCGGACATGTGGCCAGACCTTCGCTATGGCCGCATCGTTCTGAACCCTGTGCGCATCGGCATGGACCGGATCACCGGCAAGATGCTCACCGGGTGGGATCACGTCGAGCAATCGATGTTGCTGATCTTCTCGACGCGATACCACGAGCGGGTGTTGCGTCGGTGGGTCGGTTCGTTCGTGCCTCACCTGATCGGCGAGAACGCGACCGAGACCACGATCTGCCGGTTCTACTGGGCGATCTCCACCGGGCTCGATCTGTGGGAGCCGAACTATCGCATCCAGCGCGTGCGCGTCGGCAAGCGTGCCGATGGCTCCGGCCTGACCTCGCCGGAGGAGCTTCGCAGGGGCGAGCTAACCACATCGATGGATGGCATCTACCGGCCACGCGGCCACCTCGGCAACGACACGCCGCAGGTGCGACGCGCCACCGGGCTGGTGTCGCGCGGCTACAATCTCTGGGAGCGGCAGGGAGGTTACATCTCCGGCGCTCCGCCGCTCGGCATCGGCACCACACCCAACATTCCGCCGGGGAGCCAATTATGAGCGACGTCTACATCCAAGGCGGCGGACAGGCACTGGCCGACAGGCTGACCGATAGAATCTCGGTCATCCTGCCAGCCAACCTGCAGCCGATGATCGTGCTGGAGAAGCTCGACGTCGAGCAAATCCTCGCTGACCGGATGGCGCGGCTGAAGCAATTGTGGATGCAGTACGATCCGCCGGTTGCTGCGCAGTACGACGTCGAGGAGCTTGAGTTCGATCCGATCAAGATCAACCAAGAGGCGTGCAGCTATTTCGAATTGATGCTGCGGGATCGCGTCAATCAGGCGGCTCGCTCGATCACGCTGGCCTACGCCATCGGTACCGATCTCGATGCTATCGCCTCGCGCTATCCCGGCGGCGTTCCTCGCCTGCCGGGCGAGAGCGACGACCGCTATCGTCGGCGCATCTGGCTGTCGCCAAACACGTTGTCACCGCATGGCACGGCGGAAGCCTACGAATTTTGGGCGCTCACCGCGCTGCCGTCACTACGCGACGTAACGGCCATTCGCTCAGTGCAGCACGATTACTATCCGACAATCCTGATCACCTGCCTGAAGGAGCCGCCTGCCGGTCCGAAGCCGACGGATGAAGAGCTTGTGACGATCCGCGCCTACATCCAGAGCCTGTCGCGCATGGCGCTGACCGACGTGATCTCGGTCAACCCGCCGAAGATCAGGGAGATCGAATACAAGATCGTGGTGTGGCTGTATCCCGGCACGGCGCAGGACCAGACCATCACCAAGATCAGGGACAACATCGCAGCGCTGATCAACGACCAATACTGGCTTGGCCACGATCACAGCCACACCGCGATCCATGCGGCGTGCCGGATGAGCGGCGTGCATCACGTCGACATCGTTTCGCCGGAAGACAACGTGTTCGTGCCGCTGGATTGGCTGGTCAGGGTCACAAGCCTGTCGATCACCTACGGCGGGCGCGCCCTATGAACGACATCGTCACAGAGGGGCTGATCAAAGCACCCGGTGCGAAACTGCTCTATCGTTCGGCGTCAGGTCTCGAAAAGGCGATGGCCGACGTCGACGGTGAGCGGCTGATCGGCACCTATGCCGAGATCATCATCGACCAGTGGGACCCCTACAAGATCAGCTACAACAACCTGCCCTATCTCGGCTACGCGCAGGGCGTGCTGTTGTGGGAGGAGGGCTGGAGCGAGAGCACGCAACGCGAATGGGTGGCGCGGCAGTTCGAATACAAATCGCTGCGCGGCACGCAGGCCGGAATCGAAATGGCGCTCCACTACAGCGGGCGGGATTTCGTCGGGCCGGTCGGTTACGAGGTGGTGCAGGCGATCCGTCCGCCGCAGGCGTTCTTCGCCTCGCCCTCGATGGACAAGGCGGCCTACGATTTCTGGATTCACATGATGCCGTCGATCCGCATCACCTTCGAGGAGGGGATCGGTTGGGACGGCGTTGATGTGCTGTATTCCGACAAGGGCGGCGTCAACGATTTCGTCGGGCTCGATGATGGCGAGGCGCTGCACGGTCGCAAGGCGTATCTGCGGCTGCGGACCGGGCAGGACATCCCGCTGCAAATCTACACCTTCACCAAAGAGATCAACGGCGTCGCCTCGGTGGACTTCGAGCAGATCGCGTTGCCGGGGCAGGCCGGTCACGCCATCATGACCGAGGACTTCGTTAACGATGAGAGGTTCGTCTGTGCTGAAGCCATCGTGCCGAAGCTGATCACGGTGCGCGTCGACGGCAGCTATAGCCACGAGCAGAGCCAACTGCATCTCGACATGGTGCTGCCCGGGCTTGAGCCTATCGATGTGCGCTATGAGCGCAATAGCGACATCGGCTGGGGCAATTCGTTCTTCTTCGTCGGCGATTGGAGCGACAGCCGCAACATCACGCACCCGAGTGACCTGCCGCATCCTGATCACGAGCTTCCAGACACCATCCCGCGTCCGGAGCACCCGATAGTGCTGCCGCCAACGCCGCCGAACACCGTTCCTTATCCGGTACCGCCGGTCCCCGTCGTCTACTACGCCGACGCCGGATACGACGCCGCGCGCATGCTGGCTGATCGCATCTTCCTGTACGACCCTGACATCGTCGCGACCATCACTGGCGGCATCTCCTATGTCGGCGTCGATTACGTCTCATGGCCCGCCTACACGGCGGACCTGATGATCCACCTTCATGCCGATGACGATTGGTGGAGTTGGTTCGGTGATGAAGGCTTCACCACCGACGACAATTACTTCGCGAGCGCAGTCGACATGGCCGACTTCGACCGCGCTAGCCGAGCCGTCGTCACTTCACAGGCGCTGAGAGATCGTGTGCGCGTTGCCTACGACCCGACGCGCCTGATCGAGCTACGCGAACGCGCTTACAACGAAACCACCATTGACCAGCAAGTCGTGAACTTGCTCTAGGAGAGGCAGCATGGAACGGAAAGTTAATATCCAAGATTGGCAGAAGGTCACGGTCGAGGACTTCAACAACTTCGGTTTGTTTCCACGCGCCTCGTTTGATCACATCGTGGCGGATACTCTCATCCCCGGCATGGCCTACACCGGCTTCACCACGGTGCAGACCGCGCCTGCGGTGGTCACCGTCGGCAACGGCAGGCTCTACCACAACGGTCTGGTGTTCTATAACGACAGCGAGGGCGGATCGTCACTCGACATGCTCGGCGTGCTGCCGGTGGTGACGCGGCGCTATGTCGGCGTGGTGGCGTGGGGCCAAGAGATCGAGACCGATACCGAACCGAGAACCTTCCTCACGGACCCGGTGACCCGCGCCACGGTGGCGCGTGTGGTCTCGACCGAGAACCGCAGGTGGGCCAACGTCTCGACCGTGATCGGCGCTGAAGGCCCGGACCCGCAGCACCCGAGCGTGGCGTCGAACACGCTGGCGGTTGCATGGATATTGCTGGACTCTACCGGCATCGTCTCGATCCAGATGGTGGACGAAAACCGCGCGCCGAACGTTACCGATCTCGATGCCCGCATGAACGAGATGGATGCGTGGCGCACGCAAACCGCGTCACGCCTCGACACGCTGGCGACCGACATGGCTGCGCTGGCCGCCCGGTTGAACGGCACCGCTGGAATGAAGTTCGTGCTGCAGATCGCAGCCGACGTTGCACGCGTGAAGGAAAAGAGCGGGCTGCCTGACACCTATTCGTCTTGGGGAGCCGATCATTTCCTGACGCCTGACGAGACCGATCTGTATCACGTGGATTATCTGGCCAAGGTGGAGGAAGGCATTCGCTTCCCGAACGCAGCCGAACGTGATGCGCAGTTCGCATTGCTGAACCCGATGGACCCCGGAGTAATCAACCAAGCCAACTTTGTGCTGCCGGTCTACGATCAGGTAGTTCGCATCGAGGTGCTCGGTAAAGACTCCGAGATGTCGATCTCGCAATATCAGTACCAGACGATCTCATGGGAGCTTTGCGCCAAGACCCGCACGCGAATTCGGTGGGGCACGCCATTCGTGGTCTGCTCCAATGGCTGGTGGTGGTTTGCACCAGCCGGTCATGACTACGGCACCGGCTTCCTGCAATCCCATGAACAATCAGGCGTCGGCGGCTATACGCCGAACACTGATCTGATCTACGACCCGGTCAGGAACATCCTGACGCGCGGCACCGAGACCTTCCAAATCCTCGATGTGATGGACAACCCGAGCCACACGGTTCTCCGGCTGGTGCAGTTCTGGGTCGATGAGATCATCGACAGCTATTACTGGCGGCAGGTGGTCACCATCGAAGGCCTGTCCGGGTCGGTGATCTCACAGACCTACCTGAACTCTCAGGGCGGCTGGATGACCGGTGTTGATATCTTCTTCACGCGTATCGCCACAACCGGCGACGTTCACTGCCTAATCTGCGAATGCAACGCGGCGGGCGCTCCCAACTTCGAGCGGACCATCGCGCGCTCGACGCTCACTGCGGACCGGCTGCGTGCGCCGCCGAACGGTACCAAGTTCGACTTCATCCCAACCTATCTTGCCAAAGGCCAGCGCTACGCCATTGTCCTGCAGACGCCGGGCAACCACTTCGTCGCGCTGGTGCACAACAACAAGTTCGCGCAGGGCTCGATGTTTCAATCGAGCGATGGGGCATGGTCGGTCGGCGATCTCACCAAGGACCTGTCGTTCCGGCTTTACTTCGCGAGATTCCGCACCACGCAGTGCACCACGCAATTGCTGTCGCTCGAATTGAACGGCGGAATTTCTGCCATCGATCTCAATTTCGACAGCACCAAGCCGCCCGGAACAGCGATCAATTTCGAGGTGCAGGTCAACGGAATCTGGCGGCCTCTCGGCTACTATCACGAAGGCAACCCGTTGGTAGCTCTGCCACCGCTGTTGCCGTTCAGGGTCACCCTGCTTGGCACCACGGACGAAATGCCGGGCTTTGGTGTTGCGTCCAACTCGCGTTCGCTGACAACGCGTCCGCGCTCGGACTTCCGCCACATCTCTACCGCCCGCACCACGCCCGGTCCGGTGACCACGGTGTACTGCGACTTCCGTCTGGAGTCGTGGCGTGGCGCTCCATACCACAGCTTCACGCCACGGCTGTTGGTGGGCGCGGGCTACGTCAACGCGAGGACGCCATCGCTGATCCAAGACGAGGTTTCTCCGGATGACCCGACGGTTCTGGTGAGAAGCTGCACGTGGAATCTCGCTGCGCTCGGTGGCGTCGCCATCACGGCCTACAAGATCAGGTCCGAGGGCACCACCGATAACGTGAACGCCCTTTTCTTGGTGGGCGAGCGCGTCGACATCGCCATCGCTTAAAAGGGAGAACTCAATATGGCTACGGATAAATATCCGCAACGCAACGTCAACATGCCGATGGAAGAGGGAGCGCTGGCGGCGGCGCGAGCCCGGCTCGATCCGGGTGGAGCGCCGACAGGGCTCATGCCCTATGTGCCACAGGACGGCAAGGGCTCGCGACGTGAAATACGCAAGGGGGAATGGGTCGATGACCGGGTGATGGTGATCGGCTCTCCGACGTCGTCCCCGTCGAAGGACTCGCCGCCGGAATGGAAGAAGAGCGGTCGAGCGTTGCCCACCTTCACCGCAGGGAAGGTCTATCAGGTCACGCTCGGCAAGGCCTGCATCTTCGCCGGTCGCGCACTGGCTCCGGCGAAGAGCTACCAGATGACCGGCGAGACATGCCTCGATCCAGAAGTGCAACCGTGCATCGTTGACGCGGTCGAGCTTGGCGACACGCCGGTCGACCCGGACGTGCCATCGAGCCCGGACGTGACGCCAGAACCGGAGCCGGAATCCACCAAGGCCAAGAAGAAGGCGTGACCACATGGCACTGAAGCGGCTTGACGAAGAGTTCGAGCTAAAGCCCGGCACGCAACTGCTTCCCTACATGAAGCGGTTGCTGCCGTCGCTGGAAGGTCGCTTCCAGAATCTGGAATCGACGCAAGACCTTCTCGCTGGCGTCAACGAGGAAATTCGCGCCGCCGCGCTGTTGCGGATGAACGAAATCCTGATCCCGGCCACCAAGGACATCTTGGAGGTCACCCAGCTTGGATTCCTGCTCGCGCCGGTCGATGGCGAGTACGAACTGGTCATGGGGTACATGACGCTGCAGATCGAAGAAGGTGTGCAGCGTGAGACCTTCACGCCATCGCCTTATCTGATCATCGAGCACACGCCTGACGACTACGCCATCGCGCGCACGATGTCGTACGATCAGGAGCTTGGCATCCTTGAGATCATGATCACGGCGCTGCATGGAGACCCGGGGCCGCACAGCGACTGGGTAGTGTCATCGACACCGGGCATGGCGGATTCCACCAAGCTCTATCACGACGCGGTCGGCCCGATGCACGACACGGTGGTGGCGGACCACGCCGAAGTCGTCACCATGTATAATTCGATCCTCAGTGTTGCGGAGGATTTGGAGGGGGCCGGTATCGATCTCTTCAACTACGTCCGCAAGGACGGCACCACGGCGTTCACTGCGGTGCAGCCCGGCGTGCATCCGAACATCAACTCGAACGACAACATGCTGGCGACCACGGCATGGACCCGTGCCCGGATGAACGAGTATCTGATGGGATCGATGTCGTCATCGGGCGCGGTGATGACCGGCCCGCTGTATCTGTTCGGTCCGCCGTCACAACCGACGATGGCGGCGACCAAGGCCTACGTCGATGCGATCATCGGCGCTGGCGGCACGGTCGGCAATATCCTGACGATCACCACATCAAACCCGGCGCTGCGGCTGCGATCCACCGCAACCGGAGAGCATCGCATGATAGAGGCGCTGTCGGTCGACGGCGTCAGGCGATGGGTGCTGTCTCTCGCTGATACCTCACCAGAAGGCGGCGGCAACACCGGCTCCAACGTTTCGTTGCTGCGCTACGCCGACAACGGCGTCTTCATCGATACGGCATTGAGCGTCAACCGCGCCAACGGTGCGCTCAGCGTCAAGGGCCTCAACTATAACGGCACGTTCTCCGGTATCGGAAACGTCGACATCACCGGAATCGTTACGCTGTCCGGCGCACTTAACGCTGGCGGCAACGTCAAAGCCGGGTCCGGCACGCTGGAGCTTGGCCAGACCGGCACCAAGTACATCAGCTATAACGGCACCGACTTCGCCTTCGTTGGCGGATCGGCGTTGACAGCCATCAAGGCACCGCAAGGTTTTTCCGGGGTGAACTGGAATTCTTCGTTTCAGAGCACGCCAGTATCAGGATGGTTGTTCGGCGGCGAAACCAACGCTGCCGCCAACGCACCAAATGCAGGCTGGTGGTTTCAGGCCAACCTGCGCCACGGCAACGCCAGCAATTTCTGGGGCATGCAACAGGCTTGGGGCTGGGAAGATAACCCCAATGAGTTGTGGACCCGCAACTGGAGCGGTGGCGTTCCGGGTGCTTGGGTGCGCTTTCTAAACTCCAGCAATTTCTCGCTCTATGCACAGCCGAGGGACGTGCAACTGTTCTCCACGGTCCCTGCCTACGCCATCCCGCACGGCTACTGGACGGTCGGTACCGATCAGGGCAAGTGCCTCGTCATGTACGTCAATGGCGGACAGTGCACCATCAACGGCGGGCTCTATCCGGTCGGCACCACCATCACCTACGCCAACCGCGCAGGCACCTGCTACATCAACAACACCGAGACGATGTTTCGATCCGGTGGCAACAGCTACGCTGGCAACCACACGCTCGCGGTCAACAGCATCGCCACCGCGATCAAGACCGAGGGCGGCGTCTGGATCATCTCCGGAGCGCTGACCTAAATGGCCGGTGCGCAGCAAGCGAGTTTGTTGACCGGTGGAAGGCAGCGACCGGCGACGTTCGACTGGCTCGTTGTGGCCGGTGGTGGTTCTGGCGGTTGGGGCACGGGAGGTGGTGGCGGCGGCGGTGGTGTTCTCGAAGGCACATCCGCGATGAACGCTGGCGGCTATCCTATCGAGATCGGCGGCGGCGGCTCTGGATATAGCGGCGCTGGCTACACCGGAGTCAACGGCGGCAACACGTACATCCACGGCGTCGTCGGCGTCGTCGGCGGCGGTGGTGGTGGCGGAAGCTGGTCGCCATACGTGGCCTCGGCCAGCAATGGCAATGGCGGTGGCTGCGGCGGTGGTGCTGCCTACACGACCGGGCAGGGCGGTGGCACACCCGGTCAGGGATACGATGGCGGCAGTAGCGCCGGAGGATACGCTGCGGGCGGCGGCGGCGGCGCTGGCGGCCCCGGTGGTTCACCAACCGGTCCATCCGGCGGCGGCGGTCCCGGCAGAGGTTGCTTCAACGGCGGCACCTATGGCGGCGGCGGTGGAGGTGGCGGTCCCTCGCACATCCAGCCGCAAGCTCCCGGCGGCTCCGGCGGCGGCGGTTCTGGTGGCCTGAACGGCAACGGCAATCCCGGCGCGGCCAACTCTGGCGGCGGCGGTGGTGGTGGTTGCTACACCGGCATATTCGGATCGCCGCAATACTTCCACGGCGCAGCGGGCGGCTCCGGCATCGTTGTGATCCGCTACCTCGGAAAGCCGTGGGCGAGTGGCGGCGCTGTGTGGGAGAGCGGCGGCTACACCTATCATCAGTTCACCGGGAATGACACTTGGTCTGTCCCGTAACACATCAGTGGAGATCACATGGCTGACACTGCATTCTTCGAAGGACGACAGACCACACCAGTGCCGCCTGCGCATGCGGTCCCGCAACCATCGCCGCTGCAGATGCTGGCGACCGCGATGGAGTGCAACCCGGTCGGCTCGGTGATGATCACACCCATAGTGCAGGACCAGTTGGTGGGCGACTACGTCCGCGAGATACGAGTCTTCTCAGCGCCTGCAGCGCACGCTGAGCCGATCATGGTGCTGTCGGTGAGGCTGCACGCGCTGACCATCAAGGCTCTCGAAATATCAACCCCCGCTCACGTGATCTGAACGATCCCAACAGGAGAAACCAGAATGGCTGACCCAGTATTCGGCATTAGCATCCGCAAAGTCGATGAAGGCGCGCGTCCGGTATTGGGCGCTGACCTTTCGACCATTGGAATCATCGGCCCGGCACCGCTCGCGGACGCGGCGCTGTTTCCGTACGATACGCCGATCTTCCTGAACTCGAACGACACCAACAAGACGCGCAAGCTCGGCGAGTTGGGTTATCTGTCCGACGCGGTTCGCGGCGTCAACGATCAGCTTGGCGAGACGCAATTCGCCGCGCGCATCGTTATCGTCCGCACGCCGGAAGGCATCGATCCCGATCCCTCGATCAAGATGCAGCAAACGATCTCGAAGATCGCTGGCGACAGCCTGACCGGGACCGGGATGTGGGCGTTCCTGAAGTCGTCACAGAAGCTCGGCTTCACGCCGCGCATCCTGATCGCGCCGGGCTATACATCGCAGATGGCGAACGGCGTCGGTGCCATCGAGCGCACCGCGCCGGGCGAGGGTTACCTCACTGATCACATGTATCCGCTGACGTTCTCCGGCGGCGGACCGAACGCGGTGCAGGCGCAGGGGCATGCCTTCGGCCTGTCCAATGGCCAGCTTGGTGCGGTCCAGCTTGAGATGCCGGGCGCATGGTACGACACGCCGCCCACCATCGTGGCACCTCCTCCGGGCAATCAGGCGGCGTCGGCAGCGGTGGATTCTGGCGGCATCGGCTACGGCGTCGGCGAGCAATTGATCCTGCCGAACCAGATCATCCTCGTCGTCGCCACCGTCGGCGCTGGCGGCGAGGTGCTGACCACCACGGTGGCCAACCCGGGCTTTGTCGTCGGCACCACGACGCCGCCAACGGCACCGTTGGATGTCACCGCTACCAGCGGCAGCGGCACGGGTGCCGCCTTCATCATCACATGGGAAGAGACCGGCGAGCTTGCGACCTACACAGCGACCATCGTCTCCGGTGCCAACCCGGTGGTTGCTGGCGCGACCTCGATCTGCAACCAGCTTCTCGCGCACATGATCGTGGAATCGTCGGGCTCTTCGCTGCAGAACGATCTCGATTGGCGCGAGACCATGCAGAGCCATCGCCTGATCCCGCTCTCCGGCGGTTGCCGTGTGATGGACCCGGTGACGTCCTACATCGTAATCCGTCCGCTGGCATCGCGCATGGCGGGCATCATGGTGCGGCGCGACCACGAGACCGGCGCGCCGTTCCATTCGGCGGCTAACCAAGCGGTGCAAGGCATCATCTCTCCGAACCGAGAGATCGGTTTCAACCTCACCGACAGTGCGAACGAGGCGCAGGAATTGTTTGCTGCGAACATCGGCGCGCTGATCCGTGGCGAGGTCGGCGACGACTTCGCCATCGCGTCGGGCGGCTTCGTGCTGATCTCGACCGACAATGCAGGCGAAGACCCGCTCTGGCAGATGTACAACGTCATGCGTGGACGCGACTACATCCACCTCGGCATGCTGCGCTCGCTGCGATACTTCCTTGGCCGGTACAACATCATCGGCCACACCGTGCAGGCGATCCTCAACACCATGAGGTTCTTCCTGCGCGACCTGCAGGCCGATCAGCACATCCTCGGCTATCAGGTCAACTTCCGGACCGAGGGCAACTCGCCTGAACAGATCAGGCTCGGCCATCTCACCGTCGGCTTCAAGGCAGAAGAGCCGCCGGTCCTCAAGCACATCACCATCGAATCCTCGCGCTATCGCGAGGCTATCGATGCAATGGTGGCCGATCTCGCCACGCAACTGAACCTCGCATCCTCGTAACCCGCTCGCGAAGGCGGGTGGCGGCGGACAGCACGAACTGACGTGCTTCAAACTGTAGGGGCGACTGCAAGCGCCCGTCCGCCAACTTTTTTCCGGAAACCGAAAAGGAAGAACCTATGGCCAACGCAACGATCTACGTCATGGAAAGCGCCAACCTGATCTGCGGTGACACTCGCGGCTCAAGCGCTCCCGGCATCTCGACCCATCTGGTGCTGCAGGAATTGAAGCTGCCCGGGCTGGAAGAGAACTACGTCGACCACGCTCCCGGCGGCGCATCCATCGCCATCGAGATTCCAACGCACATGAACAAGCTGGAATCCACCTTCAACCTCGCAGGCTGGGACCCGGCGTTGATGGCCTACATCGGCCAGAACGATCCCTACTATCAGCGCTTCACCGCCTACGGCCTGATCCGTGACCGGCGCACCAGCAAGGCGCTGCAGGCAATGGCGATCATGGAGGGCCGTCTCGGTCGCGTGAACCCGACGGCGTTCTCGATGGGCAACCTGATGGCGCACGAATACTCCATCAAGAGCATCGTGTCGTACCAGCTTTACATGCAACTGTCCGAGAACGGCCAGTTGGATGAAATCTACAACTGGGATTTCTTCACTTCGAGCCGACGTATCGGTGGCAAGGAAACCAACCGTGACATGATCACGATGCTGGCTATTCCGGGCAACGCCGTCGACACCGAAGGCCCGGCGGTAGGCGGCGGGTTTAACGCGTGACCGTCGGTGAACTGATCTCGTGGCTACAGCGCCATGATGAAAAAAAGCGTGTAGTGGTGGCCGACACCGATGGTGCCGGTCCCGTGGCTAACGTTGAGTTCGTGGATCAAAGGGTCGATAAGGGTGAACCTGTCATCACCATTTGGGTCCACAGATGATCACCCACCACGCAACCGGCGGACGCACCATCGAGCTTTTCGTTCCGTTCGAGCACAACAAGAAGCGGATCGAGAGCATCACGCTCGCTCCGCTTCGGTTCGGCCACGCGCTGCGCTGGAGCGAAGGCGCGTGGAAAAGCATGGTCGAGCTTCTGGTCGAGCTTGCTGGCGTCGAGGAAGCGATCATTCGCGAGCTACGTTATCCGGACGCTGACCGGGTGATGGAAGCGTTCATGGGCATGCTGACGCCGGAGATACGCGACGACCTCACCAACGGTCGCATCCCGATGAAGCAGGAGACCTATGAGGAGGAGGAAGCGCCGCGCGCCACCAATGGCAGCGGCATTGCACAGACCGCGCCGGGCATTCCGTTGCCGCCGCAGTTCGACACGCAGCCGGGCTTCGATATGAGCGAAGAACCGTAAAGGGCCGACATGGTCGACAACACCTCCAAGATCACATTAACCGGCGAAGACAAAACTGCGGCTGCGTTCAAGTCGGCGCAGAAGAACACGCGCGACCTGACCACCGAAACGCAAAAGCTGATCGCCGCCATCGAGAAGAGCGGCAAGGTCAGTGACACAGCGATGCGCGCGCTGCAGGTGCGCACCAGAGAAACGAAGAGCGGACAGGAAGGCTATCTCAGGCTCCTGCAAAACCACATCCAGTTCAACGCCGAGAGCGCAGCCGCCGCCAAGAAACGGGCCGATGCCGAGGCCGCCGCAGCCAAGGTCTCTCAGGATGCAGCGGCAAAGGACGCTATCGCGAAGAAGCGGCAGACCTCGCTTGTTCGAGAGCTAGGCGACGAGCTTCAATCGATGGTGACGCGCTACGCCAGCGTCGCTACCGCTGCCGATCTCGCGCGCCGCGCCTACCTCAATTTCGCCGACACCGAAAAGAAGATGGCGCTGTTGCAGAACAGGACCCGGATGACGGCGGCTGCCATCGGCGAGGTCAAGGACAGGCTCACCGAGACGGCGAGAGCGACGTCGACCGATTGGGACAAGACCTATGAGGGAATGGAGCGGCTGCGCAACGGCCTGAAGATCACGGCGAAAGAAGCCGCCGATCTGGCACCAAGGCTCAACATGGTCGCCAAGGGCATGGACGTCGATCCCGGCAACCTTGCCAAGCTCACCTCCGATCTGATGCGCAACCTCAACATCCCCGCGAGCGAGTTCGCGCGCACGATGGAGATGATCGGCGAGCTAACGCGCAGCGGCAACCTCGACATCAAGGACCTGATCGCCAACGGCTCGGAGCTAGCCGAGGTGGCCAAGCAGATCGGCTACGGCGGAGAGAACGGTCTGGCGCGGATGGGAGCGCTGCTTGAGATCGCCACCGATCAGATGGGCGACACCTCAAAGGGCGCAGTGCTGTTGAAGAACACGATGCAGAGCCTCACCTCCGGTAGGGTCGGCGACGTGTTCGGCATGCCGGAAAGCCAGTGGCAGGAGCAGATCGAAAACATCAAGAAGCGCGGCGGCGACGTCACCGCGTTCGTGATCGATAATTTCAGAAAGGTGCGCGACAAGGAAGCTGCCTATCGCAGGCTTGAAAAGATCGACGCCAGAGAGGCGCTGTTCCTGCGCAAGATCATGGAAGCCGACAACAACGGCTTGATCGGCGAGCGCATCAGATTGCTGAAGGAAGCTGCCGAGCAAAGCCGTGCTGTCAAGGATGGCATCGCCATCGACAAGACCGCGTCCGGTGGCATCGAGGGCCTGATGGTGAATCTCAAGGAATTGTCGAAGACGTTCGGCGAATTTCTGGTCAACATCGGCGCGCCTGAAGCCATCATCATCTTTACCGCAAAGCTGAAGGGGCTCGGCGAGACGCTCAAATACGTTGGCAGTTGGGTGAAATATATCACTGGCGGCTTCAAGGGCGAGGCACCGAACTTCAGCCTCGTCGGTCCGCACGGGCTGCGGATACCGCACTTCTCCAACGAAGCCGCACCCGGCGTGAGCGGACAGTTCGAGCTTGAAGAGCATAAGCGGCGACAGGAGGAGCTTGAGAAGAAGCTGACCACGCCGCCGTCGCCGCCCGGACCGAACCAGAACCTGTACCAGCGCTCGTCGTTCTCCAGTAGCGCGAAGGATGCAGCGGCGTGGGTTGCTTCAAAGGCCTACGGCTACAGCCGCGAAGACCTGAAGCAGCGCGGCACTCCCGGCAGTGGCGGCATACGCGGTGAGGGCGGACCCGGCATCGGCATTGGTCGCGGTGCTCTGCCGGGCGGTGGCTACCAGAACGCCATGTATGGCGGCAGTTCTGATTCCAAGTTCTTGCCAGCGAATTTCCGTGGCTCCGGCGGCGGCTATGGTGGCGGAGGTGGTGGCGGTGGCGGAGGGGGCGGCGGTCCATTCGAGCGCGCTGGTCCTGCGGCTGGCTACGGTGGCGGCTCATCGTATGGCGGCGGTGGCGGCAGCAAGATCGAAGGTGGCGGAGGTGGCGGCGGCGGCACACCCGGCGTCGGTGCTGCGCGTGGCCGCGTTGGCAAGGGCGGCGATCCGCGCGGCATGGAGCAGCACATCCGTGAGACGGCGAAAAAATACAACATCGATCCAGACACGGCGGTGGCGGTCGCGAAGTCGGAAGGGCTCGGCACGTTTCAGTCGTCTGTGAAGCGAACAGGCAAGGGCAGCTACAACGGGCGCGAGGATAGCTGGGGTGCCTTCCAACTCTACATGGGCGGCGGCCTCGGCAACGCCTATCAGAAGGCGACCGGCAAAGACCCGCGCGATCCGGCCAACGAAAAGGACACCATCGACTTTGCGCTCAAGCACGCCAGCAAGCATGGCTGGGGATCGTGGTACGGCGCGCGCAACACCGGCATCGGCAACTTCGCTGGCATCGGCGGCAACCGTGGCGTCGGTGCGGAGCGCGGCAGGGTAGCTGGCGGAGGAGCAACGGCGGCACCGGCTGAGACGACCACGCAGTTGGAAGGCGGTGGCGGCAACTTAGTCGAAGAAGCACAGGGGCGTGTTGCCGGTATTCGCAAGGGTAAGCTCGATCCGCAACTGAGAGATGCGCTGGAGGGCGCAGCTGAAGCCTCTGGCGTCAAGATTCGCGTCACCTCTGGCGGTCAACGCATGGAGGGAGCGCACGGTCACACCGGGTCGCATCGTCACGATAAAGGCCGCGCCGCCGATGTTGACATTGTCGATCCGAAGACCGGCAAGGTGCTGGGGCTGAATGATCCGCGTCGTCTCAAGGTGATCGAGGAAGCGGCGCGACGCGGCGCTGGTGGTACTGGCGCGCGCTACATGAGCGATCCGGCTAAAATCCACATGGGCATCACGGGCAACCGCGCCATCGTTGGTGAAGGTCTCGGTGCCTATGCAGGAACGGCTGAAGAGAGAGCGGCGGTGCAGCGCGGTCTCGATAACCGGTTGACGCCAGATCAAATGAGAGCGGAGCGCGAAGCCAGAAACAACAAGGCAGCACCGACAGCGCCGACGGCGGAGATGCCGCCCGTGCAGCCAACCGACGACACGCCGGTCACGCGCGATCAACGGGTCAACCTCAACATGAGGGTCAACGACAACGAGGTGCAGTTCGCGCGCGCGTCGATGCGCAGACAGGCGGACCGCGAAGTGCGCGAGGCACGCTGGAGTTCTTATTCCGACATCGGAGCGGCATAATGGCCAACTGGGTTATGTTTCAGTGGGGACCGATTCAATTTCAGGTCTTTCCGATGAACGTCGAGAACTTCGCGCACCAGACCGGCGCGGATTGGGCCAAGAAGGAAATCGCTGGCGCTGCGATGTATCGTGAGTGGGTTGGTGAGGCCGACGAGCACATCTCGCTGAAGGGCAAGGTCTTCCCGCATTTCTTTGCTGGCAAATCGCGCAACTCCAGCGATCCCAACAGCGGGCTGCCTCGCAACATCACGCATCCGATACAGGGGCCGGAAGCATCGCGCGCCGCTGACGACGTGCTGCGCGAGCATCTCGGCGGCGGCGCATCATCCGGCGGCCTGACCCATCTCGACGTGCTCGACAACATGCGACGGCTGGGTCAGGCGCACATCCTGATCAGGGGCGATGGCTGGCACTTCGGTTGGTACATCATCGAGACGCTGAGCCGTGGCCACACGTTCCTCGGCTATGACGGCATCGGACAGATGATCGAGTTCGAGGCGAGCTTCCAGCGTGTGCCGATCCCGAACGACGGAGCCAGCAACATCGCCCAGCTTTACAGTTCGGGAGCCATTGGAGCATGAGCGTCTCATCTTACGACCTTGTCACCGTCGGCTCGGATTACATCACCGTCGACCTGATCCTGTGGCGGCGCTATCGCAACCGCGCGCCGATGATGCTGGAGCGTATGCTGGACGACAACCCGCATCTGGCGAAGTGCCATCGCTACTCGCCGTTCCTTCCCGTGGGCACGCAGGTGCGCATCCCGATTGATTACGATGTTCTAAGCGGCATCCCGCAACGCAAGAACACCGTGGTGCTGTGGGGCAAGACGCCGGAGGACAACATGACGCAATTCGGATCGCAGGGCACCGCACCGGCAGGGATGTGACATGGTCGAGCATCAGGGGCCGCGTCGGCACGCATGGTGTCAAATACTGGTGCACGGAAAGGACATCTCGTCCCGGCTGTTTCCGTATCTGATCTCGGTGCAGGTGATCGACAAGCTCGGTGGCGGTTCTGACGAGTGCAACATCGAGCTTGATGATCGCAACGCCGAGCTTCAGATTCCGCCCGACGGCGCGGAGCTACAGGTCTGCCTCGGCTGGAAAGGTGAGGGTCCGCGCCTGACCGATTACGGCAGGGAGAGCGCCGCAGGCGGGCAGGGCATAATTCAAACGGCACCGATGGGCGAAGCCAAGTTCGGCGGCCCCGGTCTTGAGATCGTGTTCGATGGCTGGGTCGAGAACTGCGAGTCCGGGTTCGGTCGTCGCGGCGGCGGTCGTCGGTTGTGGATCGAGGGCAAGGGCCACAACGACAAGGGTCTCAACAAGGAAGTGCAAAGCGATTTCTTGGGCGCTGGCAAGGAGGACGACAGCGCTGGCGGCGAGGGCGGTGTCGCTGGCGGTGCCGGTGGGGACGGCGGCACGGGTGACGCTGCGACCGCAGGCGGCGGTGGTGGTGGCAAGATTCCGCTCAAGGACATGATGACCAAGGTGTTCGGCGCTGCCGGGCTGCAGGTCGTGATGTCGCCTGCGATGGAAAAGATTTCGCGCGACTATTGGCGCATCAATGACAGCCCGATGAACTTCGGAGAACGCATCGCGCGCGAGACCGGCGGGTTTTTCAAGATCATGAAGAACAAGGCGGTGCTGGTCAGCGCCGGGGAATCCACCGCCGCCGATGGATCGCCGATGCCAACCATCGAGGCGATCTGGGGCATCAACCTGATCGGCTGGCGCATCAAGCCGTACATCGGGCGTCCGCAATATGGCGAGGCGCAATCGAAATTCTTCGACGTGTTCAAAGGCGGATGGGAAGACATCAAGAGCCAGATCAGCGCGGTCACGCCGTTCGGCGGCACCAATGCGGTTGCGCATGCCGTCAACTCGGTGGCCGACAAAGCCACGGGCGAGCAAACCAACCAAGGTGCCGGTGCCGACGTCCAAGGCAGGCGCGGCACCGGTTGGGTGTTGCTCAATGGCGAACCGACAGCAAAGGCCGGTGGCTATGTCGTGATCGACGGCGCACGCCCGGGCGTCGACGGCACCTATCGGATCAAGGAAGCCGAGCACAATTACACGCGCGGTGTCGGCTACACCACGCGCTGTCAGGTTGAGAACCCGAGCGGCACCGACGCTGGCATGAAGTGGAAACAGGACCCGGGACCGGGTCGTGTCGCTCCGCCGGAAATGGAAGGCCCGCCAGCGCCGCCCGAGGAAGGCGAGTCGTGGTCGCCTGAAGATGACCCGAACGAGCTAACGCCAGCGTTCCCACCCGGGACACCTCCGGAAGAATCGTGGTCTCCGGAAGACGATCCGAACGAACTGACGCCGTCGTTCACGCCGGGCGAAGGTTCTCCGGGTGAATCGTGGTCGCCGACACCGGGCGATCCCGGCGGCAGGGTAACCCCGCCGATCTCCGGAACGCAGACGTGGACGGCGGAGGAATTGCAGCGCATCCAGCGAGCACAAGAGGCGGTCAGGCCGCCGATCTCCAGATAAGGAAAACCCCAATGACGATCTGCATTTCGTCCGGACACGGCAAGTATGTGCGCGGCGCATCAGGCTATCTGGACGAAGTGAATTGCGCGCGCGATGTCGTTGACGAAACCGCGCGGCTGTTGCGCGCCGCTGGCGTCGACGCGATGACATATCACGACGATTGGAGCCATTCGCAGAACGAGAACCTGAACCGCATCGTCAACTGGCACAACGCGCAAAAGCGAACGCTCGATGTCAGTGTGCACTTCAACGCCTATCAAACCACCAGCGCCGAGATGGGGACCGAGTGTCTGTACCTGACACAGAAGGACCTCGCGAAAAAGGTCGCGGATGGAATCGCCAAGGCGACAGGCCTGCCAAATCGCGGGCCGAAGTATCGCGACAACCTGTTCTTCCTGAACTCGACGGCGGAAGCATCTGTGCTGGTCGAGGTGGTGTTTGTCGATAGCTCCGCCGATGCCGACGCCTATCAGGAATACTTCGATGACGTGTGCGTCGCACTGGCGTCTGCGCTCACCGGCAAGAAGATATCGGCAGAGCCACCGCCCGACGAGGTCGAAGAGATCGAACCTCCTCTCATACCGGAGGAAGAACCGGGACGGCCAACGATAGGCCTCGGCGACAGTGGCGACCATGTTGTGTACGTGCAGACATTGCTCGGCGTCTTTCCAGCGGACGGCGATTTCGGCCCCGTGACCGATGCAGCAGTGCGCGGTTATCAATCGGCTTATGGCGAGGGTGTGACGTCAGACGGCATCATCGGCCCAAAGACGTGGGCTGCGCTGGATTATCTGGAGAACGCCAAGGCGTCGGGCAATGACCGTATGCCAGCGGATCAGGCGCGCAGGATCGCAGATATCGCAAAGCATTCCGCCATCGCCAATTACAAATGGCGTGATCGCGGCAAGCTGCCGCTCGGCTACACCGCTGGCATCGCGCAATGCTTCGGGCTGGCGGCGACGCGGCTGATGCAGGGTCATCCGATAGCAACGACGGCGGCGCAGGCGGATCGCAACCTGTCGGAGAAGGATGCGCTGACGTGGTATCGCGACGAGTTTGCCGCGCTCGGAATGGACAACAGCGTCGACGGCATCGACACGCTGCGCCATCTGTTCGTGCTGATGCTCGGGCTCGGCGCGCGCGAAAGCTCCGGGCGCTACTGCGAGGGCCGCGACATGAGCGCGGAGAACGTCAGCGCAGACACCGCCGAGGCGTCGCTGTACCAGACCTCGTGGAATATCCGCTCGTGCTCCTCATCGATCCCGCCGTTGCTGCAGGAATACTGGGCCAACCCGAATGGATTCCTGCCGACGTTCCAAGAGGGCGTGAAGCTCGACAAGGACGATCTCGGCAACTACGGCAGCGGCGACGGTGCCAAGTTTCAATTCCTGTCGAAGTTCTCCCCGGCGTTTCATGCCTTCGTGACCGGCGTCGGTCTGCGCTATCTGCGCCAGCACTGGGGGCCGATCAACCGCCAAGAGGTCGAACTGAAGCGCGAGGCCAACGAAATGCTGCTCGACGTGCAGCGCCTGCTTAGCGAAGACGCTGCCGAGAATCCTGATGCAATGGCTTAGGGCCGCGCTCGCAAAGGTTGGAGCCCAACGCATGACGCAACTACTGGATCGCATCATCTGCCGATTGTTTCATCGGCGCTATCACACGCTGGCACCCGGCGACGCCGTCGCGGGCTGGCGCTTCATCCGTTGCAGCAAGTGCAACGCGACGTGGCCCGAAAGGAAAATGCCATGATCACATCGCTCGTATCGCTCGTCGTCTACATCATCGTCATCGGCGTGGTGTTCTGGCTGTTGAGCTACCTGATCGACAACCTGCCGATGGACGAGCCCTTCCGGCGCATTGCCAAGATCGTGCTGATGGTGCTCTCGGTCTTGATCGTCATCGTGCTCCTGCTCCAGTTCGTCGGAGCCATCGACGGCGGGGTGCCCCGGATCGCCCGGTAGGAAATATCGCCCACCGTGGGAGCTAACGGGTTCCCTATTTCAGCCTGTCCGGGGACCTGAACCGGGTGGCGAGCGAGGTGGCCAGTTCGAGCGCCCGCGCCGCCTTGGAATCCGCCTCGCTCATTAGCGCGAGCAACTGGTCCGGTGTCGGTGGAGGGCCGGATGGCAAAGGCTCTCCACGGGCTTCTAATGCGATCCTGCGGCGGCTGAGCCCGGCGGCTTCGCGGCGCAGCGAGCGAGCCCGGCGGCAGGCCGGGCAGGAACCGCCCCACCTCTTCTCCCCGGGGGCCAGCTTCCATCGCCTGTGGCATGTTTCACAGATCAGGCGCACCAGACCACACCTTTTCCTAACTCGTTGACCGCTTTCGCTGAAATTCGTTCCAGCCAGTGCGTAGCTGCGTGAAACGTTCGTCCCGCTCTATCTCGCGGCGCTCTGCCTTGGTTGGCCTGCGCAGCCCGGCGTCCCGGGTGCTGTCCAAGATGACGAACGCGCCGCAGCCAAAGCACATGGTGGCGTCGCCGTCGGTCGGCGTCGCCTCATCGTCGTCGCTGAAGGCCACGCTGAGCCGGTTGTGATGGAAGCCGCAGAACGGGCAAGTGGTGCGCATCACCAGCGTCATCGCTTCGGCCCCACCAGCAACGACGGTGGCATCGGAATCACCATCGTGCTCGGCTTCCAGATGTGCAGCACGTGCGGATGGAAGTTCACGTATTCGCTCTTCGGCGGATGGTACTGCACCGCCATCTCGTGCTCGCCCCAGAACAGGTCCTTTATCCAGCACATCTCCTCCCACGTCGGACATCGCTTCTCCGCCGAAACCGACACGTGCTCCCAGCCCGTGTCATTGCCGTTGCCTGACGGCCCGCTCGACAGAGCCATCAACATTGCGCCGCTCGGCGCGATCAGGCGAAACGCTCCAGCTAAACCAAAGCTCTCATCGCTCGCGTAGCTGCCCTCACGAAGCCGGTTCGCCTGCAGCGTCAGCGGCACGAACTTTTTCATTGCGTCCTCGGTGCTTTCTCGATGATCACATCGATGATGCGGTCGAGGTGCGCGCGCATCTTGTCGTGCTGCTCCGGCGGAAGCTGGATCATGCCGAAGCCGATGCAGGCGGCGCAGGCGCTCATGGCATCCTCCAAACGCTCGCCGCCCAGTGCTTGGCTGACACGGATCGACAGCTTGTCCATGTGATCCTGAAATTGATCGGGGGTCATGTTGCTGGATATCGGCATTTACAATTCCTCCTCGGGATCGATCATGTCCGGCGCGTCGAAGTTCGGCGGCATGGTGCGCTTGGCGATCACCGTGTTGGTCGCCTTGTCGTAGCTGGTGACGAACCACTTCTTCTTGTGCATGCCGTAGGCTGTCGCGTAGAGCCTGATCTCGTCCGCCGGATATTCCTTGGTGACCGGGATCGATCCGGTATCGCCCATCTTCAGGCGTTTCACCACCCCGTGCACGTGACCGTGCAAGCCGTCGAGATGCTCGTCCATTTGTTGCTCCTTATAAGAAACGCAGGGGACCGGTTGATTCCGATCTCCCTGCGCTGCTCCTTCTTGGATCGCTTTATGCGACGCGGAAAGATGCCTCACCGTTTCGCTTGCGATAGGCCATGAAGCCCACGCCAGCGAAGCCAGCGATTAAAAGCACCCAAGTCGCAGGCTCAGGTACGGGTGCCACTTGCGTGACGGAGAAGTTGCCGCCATAGCCTGCGGTCGCTCCGGCGTTACCGGAGATTTGCAGGTAGTAGCTGCCCTCGTCCAAGAACCCGATGCCGTTGAGCGACTGGCTCCTTGCACCAGTGTTCAGGCTCGCGAATTGCGGGCCAAACACCAGAGTGTCGTCGCCGCCGCCGGGGTCACCAACTGTCTCGTAAATCGCCGCAGCGAAATTCCCGATGTAGTTGGCACCACCGATGACGCCATCAGCAAACGTGTTGGTGGCGTTGGCGACCGCGATGTATGCTCCATCCAAAAGGGTGAAGGTGTAGTAATCGGTAAACAGTCCTGCACCCGGAGCGTTGCCGAAAGGGGCCGACGACGACGGCGGGTCAATGCCGAAGTCACTAACGACGGCGGCGCTCGCCGGGGCGGCGAGGCCTAAAGCAAGTGTGGCTGTTAACAGCAGCTTCTTTAACATGAGTAAAACTCCTAGCTAGAGAGCGGTGCGGGATGCACCGCGCAACGTCTTAATGGGCGCTGCGCGCTGCATCTATTTTCCCGAGTGTGCAAACCTTCCGAAGTATTTTTTAGCCGCCTGACAATACGCTGCGTGGGCCTCCTTCTCGGTTTTGAAATTACCCAGCCAATAGTTTTTCCCGTTGGCGCGAATCGCACTTGTCCATTTTTGATCTGGCTCATGCCAGTACGCACCTTTCAATCCCTTCCTCCGGACCACGCTGTTTCCGCCGTTCTGGCTCTTGGTGGCTTCACGCAGGTTCTTAATCCTACAGTCGTCAGGGTCGCGGTTGATGAAATCGAGATCGAGTTTCGGCCACTCGCCATGCTCCCAGAGCCATGCCAGACGGTGGGCCTTGTAGCTTTGTCCGGCAATCTTGATCACCCGGTAGCCCTTTGCATCCAATGAACCGGCCCGCTGACCAAGCGCAACACGCGCGGAAGGTTTCACCAGCCAGATAAAATTCCCGGTTTCCGGGTCGTAGTCGAGCACGTCCTTCAACGTGTATTGGGTTAGCTCCCAGTCTTCGAAATCGTAAATCTTCATGGGGTGATGCTCCCAGAAAAATGGGGTGCGTGTTAACCGCACCCCACTACGCTTACGCTACGCTAAACGAAACGCTTGACCGCCGTTGTTTTCACGCCGACGATAGGCCATGAAACCGAGACCAGCGAACCCGATGCACATTAACGCCCATGTGCTCAATTCAGGTACAGCCGCAACCTGCGGGATCGGGCTCACGTCGATGCGGAAGTGTTCGAAGTCGTTGATCTTGCCGCCGACACCAAGGTAGAGGTCCAGATCGACAATGACCTCGCCACCACTGGCGATGAAGTCAAAGCCCTTCTGCTGATTGCCGTTGCCAAGATCGTAGCCGCCACCCCCAAGCCCTGCCACACCTCCCGGAAGGTTGGTGAAGGCGAGGTTGTTGATGGTGCCATCCGGTTCTGCGACCTGCAGGAGGAAGAAGATGTTGCCCGTTCCCTTGATGGAGAAGGCATTCTCTGTAGTACCAAGCTGGGTCGTGTTGGTGCTGTCCCAGATGGTGATATCCAGATCGCGGGTGTTCTCGATTTTGATGCTCTGACCGCTTGCTTGTCCAGTGAACCCAGTGGTGTTGGACCGGTCGAAGAACCTTACGATCTCGTTGTTCTGGCCGTTGAGGTGACCAAGAATCAAGCGAGGATCGTTGGCATCAATGCCAGTAAACACCACGTTGGTGCCGGTGCCACCTTGTCCAGTAGTATCAAGCACAACATTTGCGCTGGCGGGTGTCACCGCCGCTAACGCAAGTAAGGCCGTAGCCATTAATAGTTTTCTCATAATTTGTAGTCCTTCTTCTGATCAGGAAGTTGGTGCGGAATGCACCTCAGAAGGCTCCTCGCTGGTAGCCTTCTGAGGTGGATGGCATCGTTCCAGAATCCTCAGTTTCTCGTCAATTGCTGCGATCTGCTGGCGGATGTGTAGCATCTCCAGCCTGCGCTCGGCCCGCGCCACAGATTGGTTCAGCCAGTATCTGGCGTTGGGATTGTAGGATGGTGGTTTTCTGTCGGTCACGAGGTTTGCTCCCTCCCCGATAATTACAACCAAGGCTGCGTACTACGCAAGCCCCATTTGTATTATGTTGTGTCCGGTGTCAGACCGTTATCGGGAAGGGTTTGGTGTCGGCCAAGCTAACGTGAGTTAAACGGACCCAAGCCCTACAACGCGGTGATGCAGGTCATAGGTCCGCTTGTCCGGTCGACCTTCTGCCGCCCGTCTCTCGCGCGCCTCGTAGACCTGCGCCAGCCGCTCCTTGGTGAACGGCGTGATCTTGCTCATCCGCTCGACCTCCATGCGATACTTGTGCGGCTTGACCCGCGAGACATGCTGGCGGCCTTCCTTCTCGGCCTTGGCGCGAGCCCTTGCTTCCTTGTCGAACTGGATCAGGGACCGCTTGGCTATCTTCGGCGTGATGCCGCGCCAGCGGTAGCCCTTCAGTGCGAACTTCACGATGCCAGCGTCGATGCGAACCTTGTGGTCACCACCCTTCGGATCGATCTTGCGCAGCGCGCGCTCGATGGAAATCTTCTCCATGCATTTGGAGACGAGGCCGCACTTGCCCTCATCGATGTCGCGCTGGATTACTTCCACGGTCAGCTTGAACGTCTCTACTGTTTTGGTTCTTATTGCCGTCATCGGTCTTGCTCCTTCTCTGCTTCGGTTTGGTCAGGGAGTTTTCGGTGTCGCCCAAACGCGCGGTCGGCTTGGCGGCGGCAGTGGTCAGTGCAGTTCCTTCCATCATCACGGATAAGCCGTAGCGCCGCTTCCAGCGCCTCGATGCGGGCGGTTTCACATGGGACTGAAACACCATTTATCATCGCATCGTTACAGATGTGCTGTGCCGTTGTGAGGTCGATCTTATGCTCGCGCAGAAGCTCCCAAAGAGTTCGGGTCACTTGTCTCTCCTCCGGTGCGAGTGCGGCGCTGGCGAGGGCTTTGCGGGCGATCCCCATCGCAGTATGGTCGATTGTTATGTCATCAATCTTGTGCAGCGCCGCCTCCAGCGCCTCGATGCGCTCGCCACGTTCACGCCAATCATCGACGCTTTTTTGTATCGCCGGGTTCAGCCCCTCGATGCGGACGGCGGCGTCTCGCAGCGCCGCTTCCAGTTCCTCGATGCGCTCGACCTGTTTGTTGATGGTGGCTTCCAGTAACTCGACGCTATAGGTGACGCTCATTTGTTCCGCTCCGGTACGTGAAATTCGCCGTGAAGTTTTCGTGCCATCTCGCTATAAGCGGCGGCAGCTTCTGTAGCGGTTGGAAAGTAGCCGAGATGATGTTGGACTTTGTTTAGGTAAATGACAGCCCGCCACTTGTTGCGAGAAAAGCTAACGCCAGTGTATCCAGAACAATTGTTTCTCATTCTCTCCCTGTTGCAATTCTGGTTGGTCTGGGTGGCTGGTCGTAAATTGTCAAAGCGATTGTCGCACCCGTCGCGATTCTTGTGGTCAATGTTCGGCGGCGGCTCATTACCTGTCTCTAGTTTCCATATCACGCGATGCGCCGCGTAACACGCGCCCGCAAGACTGATGCGGCAGTGGCGTCTGCTATACCCGACAGCCGTTCCGGCAAATCGTATATTCCATCTTTTCCATTCGCGCTCAGAACCGAAGTGGTTGCGCGGTCGGTGTCTCCAGCGCAAACTTCCCTCGGTTCGATTATAGTCGAAGCATGAGCGCAGGTATTTTATTGGCGGCAACTTCAGCGTCGGCAGCGCCATGAGCGACCTCCATTCGTTATAACTTTTCTGAGCTTGTGCCTCGTGCAAACGTTGCTCTCGGTTTCGGCCACCCGCTTCGCCGCCGGTTGCGGTCCCTCCTTCGCAACCGGCGGCTCAGCTACCGGCGCATCGGGCACGACGCGCTCGGTGACCAATTTCGATGTGTCGATGATCCTAACCGGAGCGACCTTCGGCGGCGCAACGCTGAAGATCGGATCGGTCTTCTGCGCCAGCGGCAACGGCTCGACCTTCGGCACCTCGATGCGCTCCTCACCCGGGAGCCGCTGGATCGCCAGCACCATCAGCAACGACATCATTGCAGCGAACGCGAATAGTATCTTGATGGGGCTCATCGCGATGCTCCCTTGCGGTAGCCATTCGGTCAGCACGCGCCAGTGCGTAGGTACGCGCAGGCTTCTCGATTCCATCGCCGTGATCGTCATGCCGACATCCGCATGCCGAGCTTTATCTCCCTCAAGGCGACGCCCTTGCTGATCGGCCCGGTCTCGTTGAACCAAGCATACCGGTCGCAGAACGGATAGTAGCGCACGCCGATGTTGCCGTGCATCGCGTAGCCGGTCTTCCAGTGGTCCTTGGTCGCCTTGTACTCGCTGTTGATCAGCGCGTCGTTCTTGGCGCGGCGCTCAAGCTCCTTGACGATCAGCGGGTCGCTCGACTTCGGCATGGTGTTGCTCCTTCAAGTTCAATTGTAGACCGGCAGCGTTGACCCACTTCACCCATTGATATGCAAGCTGGTCCTTGGCCAACACTTCTGATTCCGCAATGCCAGCGGCACGACCGCCGCCCGGCTGGATGGTGTTGAGCGACCATAGCCATCGCTCGCTCGCGCTGCTCTCGACGTAGCCAATCCGCACGCTGCCGGAATATGCGGCCTGCAGCGTGCTCCTCGTGTTGCGCTTGTAGGTGATCACGCCAGCTTCCTGAGCTTGGACCCTCGACGCTTGAGGTGCTCGGCGGTGATCACCTTCTGGTCTGCCCACGTGTCCATCAGCCCACCTGCTTCTTGAATTCAGCGCAGGCCGCGCGGATCGACTTCGACAGATCGTTGACGCGCTCGATCAGAGCCTGCGAGTGCTTACCCTTCTCGCGAATCTCGACGGCGGTCTCGTTGATGTGCTTCATGTCGTCAGCACATTCGAGCAAGGCCTCGCCGAGCTTCTTCACCATCTCCTTGACGGAGATTCCCATGTCCTCGACCGCGATGGCGGCGGCCTCGTACTGGGTCAGAACCGCCTCGGCTGACATGCGGCCAAGATCATCGAGGTCGTGCATCGCCTTCATCGGATCGGTGAACTTGCGCGACAGCACTTGCTGCACATCATGGTCGATGTTCTCGACGTTGACGAGCGGGCTGCGGCGAACTGGGGTCTGGTCGTTCATTCGGTAGCTCCTTTGATGTTTTGATAGCGTTGATAGTATTGCTGCGCCAGCGCGAAGGGATCGCTGACACCGTGCGCGGCCCACCATGCAAGTTCGTTGCCGTGGTGGTGCTGTGCCATGTGGTGATTATGCTTCAGCGGCAAGGCCCAGCGGTCATCGGGTCGACCCCAACCGCCGGGCTTGCCGTGCTCGAACGATGTCGCACGAAGGTGGGCGGCGTCGCACGGTGGTGGCTGCAGGCATCCGCAGGCGCAGCGTTGCTTGCGGAGCCATGCAAGATAGCCCGGATCAGACAAGCGAGGTTTGCGTTGCCTCAGTGTCACCGTTTGCCTTTGGGCTTCGCTGGGGTGCGGTCCGGCGGGAAGGTGTCTTCCTTGCCTTGGTCCTCGTCCTCGGCTTGCTGTCCGGCAGGCTCTCCGCCCACTTCTCGATCATCGCCGACAGCGACTTCGCCTCGGTCTTCGTTTCGATCTCCATCTGGTCGATCACCAGCATCTGCCTGCCGTCCTTCAACGTCAGGCTCATTGACGCGCTCATCGTTCTCTCCCTGTTCGGCTTCACCGGAATTGGTGCTGCCCTCGATCACTGAGCTTAGCGTCGCCTCTCGTGCGACATGCTCTGCATCGAATCCCCTATGGTCAGCGTGCTTCTCTCGCCCTTCCTTTAACCGCTGCATCAATGCATCGGTTTTCTTTCCACTGTCTGGCGTTACGTCTACCGGCTCGTGGTCTGGTAGTTCGTCGCGGGTGTAGACGCCAGCCAGCACGTCAGGACAATTGATGCGCGCCCAGTCGCGCGACGCATCATAGAACAACTGCACGCGCGGCTTCTGCAGCCACAGCGGTGAGCCACGGAAGTTGCCCTTCTCGTTCCTGCCGATGTCCTTGACCCGCTTGCCGAGCGGCTCGCTGGTGTATTCATGCGGCGCGTCCTCGCCCTTGAAGGTGCCGGATACGATGCAGACGGTGTCATCGCCTTCGCCCTCAAAGCGATGGCGCAGCCTGCCCTTGAGCGGAGCCAGCGCCTCGATCACGGCATGAACCAACTGGCTTTCATAACCAACCCTGACCTCACCGCTCTTGTTCTGCATCGCGTAGGATTTCTCCGCGACGAAGAACGGGTCCATGCCCCAGCGCAGCGCGCGCGTGCAGATCATCAGGCAGTCACCAACCGATCCGCGCAGCCATTGCGGAATGCCAGCGCGGCAGGTTGCCATCGCCTTCGAAAACTCCATCACCTGACCGTAGTTCTCGGGATCGATGCCGCCCAACTTGACGCTGATCGGGATCGCGGAGGTGATGGCGCGATCAACACGCCGCTCGATTTCAGCTACGTCTACCATTTGGTTTGCTCCTTTTCTTCGGTTTCGGTTGTTTCGCTGTCCACTCGGCGGCGACCTTGCGCTCGCGCTCGATGTCGATGGCTCTCTTTTTCACGAACTGTTCTTCATAGCCCATCGCGGTGATCACCGCAGCGACCGTGTGGTGCTGTGGATTTCTTGTTGGTCCGTGGAACCAGTTTGCCATCGTGGCACGCCCCACATTCGAAATCTCGGATGCGATGGTTAGCTGATCGAACAGCCCTTCGTCTTGCATGATGGTGCGCACCTTGTCGATCACCGGATTCTTGTCCACGTAGGAGTAGGTCCGGAAAATCTTGATGTAGCCTCTAGCCATGCGCGGCACCGTTCATCGCCTTCGCGGTCAACGTGTAGCCGTCCTTGGTTTTCTTGATGATGCCATCACGCTTAGCGCGATCCAGCACCCCATTTACCGACTTGCCCGACATGCCGTTGGCCTTCAGGCTATTGCGTAAATCTGCGAAGCTCAGCGGCGTGTCGGATGATGCCAGTGAAGCCCGCAGAATCTCCGGTCCCCTTCCCGGCGTGGCGCGACCGTCGGAGCGACGCTTGACCGTTGGCGCAGGTAACGCCAGCGCCGCGAGTTCGAGGGCACCGTCGGCGTTCCTGCGGACGGCATCACCGAGCTTGCCGATTGCGTAATAGACGCGATGGTCCTTCATGCCGGTCGCCTTGATCAGGTCGCGCGATCTCAAAGGACCATTGGCCAGCGCCTTGAGAACCGCTTCGACCGGTGGCGTGTTCAGCACCGCCGCCTGTTGCTGTAGCTTCTCGCGGCCAGCGCCTTTGCCGCCCTCTCCGAAATCCAGATCGAGCTTTGCGATGCCGGGCATGTCATGCAGCTTGCGCAGCACCGTACCTAACGCGACCTCCTCGATCTCCAGCCTCACTGAAAATGTCTTAGCCATTGTTTGCTCCTCTGTATTGCCTACCGCTCGACGCGGTAGGTCTTCTCGATCACGCCGAGACGCTTGTCGCCGCGCGCGTGTGGTTTAATCGGCACGCGCCTGCCGCTCTTCAGCAAGCGGAAATGTCCGCGCACCTCATGCCAGCGGTGCTTGTGGTGCGTCGTCATCCGCGCCACCACCTTGTCTGGCGTCATCTTTCTCGCCAGATGCAGGTGCAGCACCTTGTGCTCCAGCGGCAGCAACGGCTTGCCGTTCTTCATCGTCGGCGGCGTGCTCTGTGGCTTCGGCTGATCGCTGTACTTCGCTTCAATGCCAAGCTGACCGGCACCGAGCGCGATCAGGAACCCCCAGACGTGACGAAGCTCGCCGCCGATCTCCGTCATCAATTCCCTGACGTTGGCAGAATAGCTCGCCTCATCCATGTTTTGCATCCGCTCTGTGTGCAGCGGCGTCGGTGACGGGCGGGCGTCAGATGCGTAGACGCCAGAATTGTTGACGCCGAACGTGAGCCGCTCGACAAAGGCGACATCGATGTCCGACTCCCGCAACAGCATCGTCTGAAGCTCTTCTCCATTGGTGGGTCCGGTGCACCAGAAATAGGACAGTGGCGCAACCATCACCCCAGCACCCACCAAGGCGACGTAGGTCGCATAATGGCCACCCTCCGCCTCGGGATGAATCAGCCAGCCAACGCGCTCGACCGGCGGGCCTGCCTCGGTCTCGCCTGCCGCCTGCGCGGTCAGCTTGACGCCGCGTTCCTTGAGGCGATCCAGCCGCGCGATGTTGTTGATCTCGATCCACGTCACCGGAAACGGTGGGATCGCCATCCGGCGCGCGCTCTCCAGATCGCTGGCTATGGCGAGCGAGAAATCGCCAACCATCGCCGAGGTCTCCTTGTCGAGGGTGAAGCAGTGCGCCTTCCGCAACAGCATGCGCAGATCGTACTTCTTCTCGATCCACTGCAGGCCGTCGGGCTCGGTGAAGGTCGCCTCGTGCAACAGGTCGATCAGCGGGCGGTCGTCGTCGTATTGCGGTGGTGGCGATCCAGCTTTCTTGTTCACGATGTTTAACAGCGTGCGCTTGAGGTCGGTGTCGTTCCTCGTGGCGCGCATGGTCTGGACCGGCGTACTGTTGTCGTAGCCGGGACCGAAGCGATGCGGTTTCGGCGGCGTCATCCCGCTCGGCATCGTGAGCCCCGGCACTTTGTTTCGCTTGTCGGTCGGGTGATCCACCTTTGCGGTGCTTTCAAACGGGTTGATCATCTCGCCGAGCGAAGCGAACGCTCCAGCATCGATCCGCTCGACTATCTCCTTTGCCAGCTTCGGCATCGCGTTTGGATCATCTGACTTCTCGATGATGAAGTCGTCGCCGTTCTGCTTGATGTCGAGCCCCTTGAAGTTGAGCCTCGGGTGGCTGCCGCTGTTGAGCGCCGTCGGGTAATGAGCGACCGGCTTGTCCTTCTTCATATCAGCCCTTCCACCTTCAGCCGGGTCTCGATGCGCTGGCGCTCGTCGTTCGACAGCGGCATCGGCGACAGATCGCCTTCACCCGGTCCCGGGAAATGCTTTAGCTCCATGCACTCCCTGATCTTGCGCAGCATCAGGCGGTTCTGTTGTCTGCCGAACGCAAGGTCCTTGTCGTCCATCGGTGCTGTGCGGGCGCAGAACGGTCTGGTGGTCTCGATGAACATCAGCACGAACGATTCGAACGGCTGGCCGAGCACCTCGCACACCTCCCAGATCAGCGCGCCCTGCATGTGATACGCGTAGCTGCGGATCGATGACATCAGCGCTGGCGTCGTCACCTCGGCTGCGGTCTTGAGGTCAGCGAAGTCTCCGCCGTCGGTCGGGATCACGTCGGGCCGCACCTTGATCCACAGCCCGGTCTCCTGATCCTTGATGAAGCCAGAGCATTCAACGTGGCCGGTCAACAGCCCTTCCTTGACCAGCGGTTCGAGCGCCATCGATTTCGCCATCTCGATGATCGCCTGCAATTCCTTCAGCGTGACGATGACGCGATCAGAGAACTTGTCGTTCCACGCCTTGCAGTAATCGCTGCCGTTGTGCCACGGCTTTTTCAGCCCGGTCTTCTTGTCGGGATATTCCGCTGGTTGTGCGATGAACTTCGCCGAGAAGCCATCTTCGCCGAGGAAGAGATGGTGCGCGGCCTGACCCAGAATCATCGCGCGCGTCGCGGTGCGCGGCTCGGCTTCGGGGTTCTCGGCCCACTCAGCGTTCATGTGCGCCGGGCTGTGCGTCCAGCATCTGCGCAAGTTGGACGACGACACCGCAGGACCGTCGCAGATGCCAGCCGAATGATAGCGCTCAATGGGGATGTTCGAATACCAGCCCGGCTGCGTGATGGGCTGGCCATCCCAAGGGATAACCTGCATACGTCTTGCTCCTTGAAGAACGTTAAACGGGGCGGACAGTGCAAACACACTAGGTTCTGTCCGCCCCGGTTGGCCCCGCGTCGTTCACCTTTTACGGTGGAGCAACGCGGAGCCTTCGGTCCTTCCGGAGGTGGGGCACAAGGGGTATTGGCTTTCCCCCGGGAGACCGACTCTGTCTTTAGAGGGTAGAAATCCAGAAATCAATGGGATAGATTCAAATGATGTTGTTCTCGTACAATGTGGAGTAAACAAATGGAATCGACCAGTGTCGAGGCCCGACGCTTTATGCGAGGAGAGGTGATGAAGCGGTCCAGCCCGAGGCGTGACAAGGAGCGCGACCACGTGATGCGGCTGATCTTCTCCAAGCCGGGGTTCGCTGCGGTGATCGCACGACACCTCGGCGTAACGCACCAGAACGTGGCGGCGTGGAATCGTGTGCCAGCGCACCACGTGATGGAGATCGCCCCGCTAATCGAGATGACACCGGAGCAGGTTCGCCCGGACATCTTCTCAAGCAAGCGAAAGCGCAAGCCATGATATGGACCGACGAGGCCGACGCCCTCCTCGTCCGTCTATGGGATGAGGGCGGTTCGTTGTCGTACGTGGCCAATGGCCTGCAACAGGCTGGCTACGCCGTCTCCCGCAATGCCATTGCCGGGCGCAAGCATCGCCTGCCTAGAGAGGCATTCAAGAGGAGGACCACAACCTCGCTGATGACCTTCAAGCCACCACCCAAGCCACCACCACCAAGGAGCAACAACGTGACCAAGATGCCACCCCGAACTCCCCTGACCGTCACCGAGGTCGACGCCATCAGCAAGACCCCCGGCGTTGAGTATCTCGACAACGGGTCGAACGGCTGCAAGGCCATCCTGCCGGAGCGCAGCGGCAAGTGGAAGCTGCAGAAGGTCTGCGGCAAGCCGCGCGGCTACGACTATAACGGCAGCATGTCGTCGTACTGCCCGACGCACTTCCGCATGTACACCAACCCGCTCGCAGTAAGGAAACAGCATGCCTAAGAAGCCAAGCCGGGAATTGACTGTCATCAAGCCGGGCGAATTACAACTGACGAGACGACAGTGGGCGAAGCGGCTCAACGATCAATGGGATGTTATTAGGCAAACCGCCGTCACTGGGTTCATCGAGCTTGGCCGCGATCTGCATAGGGCTAAGGCTGGTCTGGAGCACGGGCAGTGGATCAATGTGCTCGATAGTGATCTGAAATTCCACCGTCGTGTTGCCAGCATGTTCATGCGGATTGCGACGTGGTGCGATTCCCAAATGGGAGTCATTGACTCCCATTTGGCCAAGATGCTTCCACCCGACTACAACACCATCGACAAGATCGCCCGGCTCGATGAAGTTACTTTCAAGCGGTTGGTGAAGGATGGCACGATCTGCCCGACGCTTCAGCGCAACGAGGTGTCGAGTATTCTGCGCACCACGAGGGTACAGGCCGATGAATATCGTATCCTGAACCTCGTGCCCCGCGTCGGAAAATTCCGCACTATCGTCATCGATCCGGCTTGGGATTACGATTGGTTGTCCATCGCTGCACGCGCAAAGCCGGGCTATGCGATGCAGACCATCGAACAACTGCGTGAGCTTGACGTTGCGGCGTGGGCCGATGAAGAAGAAGGCTGTCAGATGTATTGCTGGACGACCAACAACTTCATGAGCGAGGCGTGCAAGCTGGTCGAGCATTGGGGCTTTCAGCACCGCACCGTCATCACGTGGATCAAGCCGCCGCCGTTCGGGCTCGGCAGCTACTATCGCAACAGCACCGAGCACATGATATTCGCCACGCGCGGTGAAACCACCACACGTCCGGCGGCAGCCAGCATCCCGACGCACTTCGAGGCACCGCGTGGTAAGCACTCGGAGAAGCCGGAAAAATCCTACGAGATCATCCGCGCCGGTTCTTATCCGCCATATGGCGAGGCCAACCAGCGTGAGGAGCGTTCTGACTTCACCAACCTGTTCGTTGAAGCCGGGACAGAGGCGGCTGCAGGATGAGCGACATCGACAACACTTTCGACATCAAGAATGCTTGGCAGGTCAGGCAGCGCGACATGATCCTGAAGCCATTTTTCTATGACCGATATTTTCCAGACAGGTATCGCTTTCTCGACAACAACGACCCAACCCAGCGCTACGTCGACACGCTGGTAGAAACGCCGGGCGGGCAGAAGACTGTCGAGGAGAAGATCGTGCACTGGCCCACCGACGGGACGACGGGATACACCGCCTTCGCGCTGGAGACGTGGACCTGTACGGTCCCGGGCTACGAGCGACAAGGCTGGATGTACACCTCGGTCGCCGACATCCTGATCTATGCGTTCTCGACACCGAAGAGCGAGGTTGGCCTCAACGTCTACGTGATGGACATGCAGGCGCTGAAGAAGTGGTTCTGGGAAACCGGCGAGGAGATGTGGCCGATCACGCGCACCAACGAGCGCAACCGCACTGAGTGCCGCGTGGTGCCGGTCAATGACGTCATCGGTGGCGGCGTGAAAACCAAGCGCTACCTGATCGGCCCCGGTTGGCCCGATTCCAATTTCTGCGAGGTGTGCTGTCGCGACGCTAGCTGGGGTTACGGTGTCAGTCTGTTGAAGGGCAAGCCGGGTCGGTGGTTCTGCCGGGAGCACAGGCCGCAGCCATGAAGACCAAGCCGCTCACCAAATACGAATCGCTGGCGTACCTGCTCGGTCAGTACGGCGACAAACGGATGACGCGAGAGGAATTCTGGAAAGAGATGAACTCGCGCGGCTACACGCAGAGCGATATCGACACGTGGTGCATTCGATACCACGAACTAACCAGCAAGGAAAAACCGGGAGAGTAATTCTCCCGGTTTCCTTTTGCCTGCCACTCCGCGACGTGACCAACCCGAACATGCACGACCCTACCGAGCCCAGCCTGCCTGACCTAGCCTCGCGTCACCCAACCCATCCTCGTCTCGCCATGCCTCACGTCACCTGTGCGTGCCTAGCCTGCCGTGGCTCACCTAGCCGCTACATGCCAGACCTCGCCACGCCCAACCTTGCCTGCCGTGCCAATCCTCGCCACGCCCGGGCCGTCCTTGCCTCGCCGCGACAGACCCTAACTTGCCTGCCTCGCTGCGCCTTACCCAGCCGCGCCTAGCCATACTGAGCCAGTCCGCGCCTGCCGTGCCTTGCCCCATCGTGCCCCGCCTCGCTGCGCCATACCAAGCCCAGCCTGCCTTGCCAGACCTAGCCTTATCCTGCCGGACCAAAACACGCCTCGCCTGCCACGCCTGACCACAACCTGCCCCACCGCAACGAACCCGACCGCGTCAAGCCAAGCCCAGCCTGCCACGTCACGCCGCAACAGAGCTAACCGCAACCAGCCATGCCTTGCCAAACCGAAGCCCGCCCAGCCTGCCTCGCCATGCCGTGCCTCGCCAGAGCCGACCCCGGCCTGACCGGGCTCGCCTTGCCGCGCCTGCCGCGCCAAACCCCACCAAGCCGGACCGTGCCATATCCGGCCTCGCCGCACCTCGCCTGCCTAACCTTGCCCAGCCACGCCGCACACTGCCTCACCAAGCGCCGACGCGCCTTGCCCAGCCTGCCCGACCTTGCCTCGCACGAACACACCTTGCCGTACCTCGCCTGCCATGCCTTGCCTGACCCGACCACAACTAGCCGCCCGCGCCAGACGTCGCCTGCCACACCAATGACCTACCTTGCCCAGCCATAACGTGCCTGCCATGCCACGCCACGCCCGGCCTGACCGTGCAACACCGAGCGCCGCCGAAACCGAGCCATGCCTGCCATACCTTGCCTCGCCGTGCCCAGCCGTGCCCCTCGCCGCCTAACCGCGCCTGCCTTGCCTCGTCGCACCTGATCTCACCCCACACGATCACACCATGCCTTGCCTGCCACGCCATGACTTACCGGGCCGCGCCTTGACCTACCCGGCCATGACATGACCTGACCTGACACACCGCGCCTGCCAAGCCTCGCCGTGACCGAGCTAGACGTGGCCAGACTACCTCGCCTGCCTCGCCGCGACATGCCTCGTCTCAACCGGACTAGCCTCAACTCGCCATCGCCAAACGCGCCACACCATGCCTGCCTTGCCCAAACCTAATCGGACACAACACGCCGCGCCTCGCCGCGCCCTGCCTGACCAATCCCGGCCCGACCTCACCAGTCCTGCCCAGCCCGGCCTCGGCCCGCCATACCCTGCCGCGACGCACCTAACCTCGCCCGGCCTAACCGCGCCTGCCACGCCGCGACTTGCCATATCATAACTCACAACAACTCGCCGGGCCTTGCCTGCCTGACCTAACCGAGCCCAACCAGACCGCGCACAGCCGCGCCTCAACGTACCTCACCTCACCGTGCCTGCCATGCCAAGCAAGCTCACGGTGCCGGTGATGGCTCCGGCCCGCGCGGTGATGCGCTGCCACCGTCATCGTCGTCGCCATCGTCGTCGCGGCTGCCTAGCTCGTTGGCCGCCATCATGATCTCGGCAAGCGCGTTTTCGAAACGCTGTTCTAGATCGAACACAACAGCCAGACCTATCGCGCGGTTGATCGCCGAAGCGATCCGGTCGCACTCCGCCTGCAGCACCGCCCTTTTGGTTGGTCCGCTTCGCGCGATTCTTACTGTGCGGATAAACGACGACTCGGGAACGCGCGGATCGCTGACGTAAACCGGCGTCGCGATCTTGGCGTCACCGTAAACCACCATCACACGCACCTCGCGGATAAGCTCGCGCGCTCGATCTTCCCAGTGTGCTTGTGCAGCCTCTTGAACGTTCCAATTAAATTCGAGGGTGAGCACCTCATAGCTTGGGTGCGTTGGGTCCTGCGCTGCCGCCACCACCACCTTCGGTATCGCATGGCCTGTTTCATCCTCGCATGCGCGGATCGCGGCATCGAGTTCTCTTTGGCGTTTGTCTGATCTACTGCTCACTGTCTCGCTCCTTTCAAAAAAAATGGCGGCGACCATAATTGATCGCCGCCGCTTTCGTTTACTGCACCGGCACCTGTGTCGGCTGCGGCTTCGGTTTGCCGTTACCCTTGGACGAGGGCACGGTTTTCTCACGACGCTCGGTCTCCTCATTGAACCACTGATATAGCTCAGCGGAATCCTCGTTGAAGAACGTAGGGGTCTCCAGCGCAGCTTCCTGCGCTATGCGCGCCTGTTGCTTCATGATACGCACGAAGTCCTTGTTGTCCGGGCTCACTACCTCGAAGCGACCGTACTGTCCGCCCTTCTGCGGGCGGTAGTCGCCGATGCCGACGATGAGACCGGCAGCATCAAGCAGGTTGATGATCTGCTCTTTCCCGATCAGCGACTTGATGTAGCTGATGTCCACCGTGCAGCACCATTCCGGCAGATATGCGCGCGTGCGCACGTCCGGTGTTCTGGCCATGTCACTGGATCGCACCATATCCATGCCCAGCGTGGGCGTGCCATAGATATTGATCTGTGTGCTGACGACGCCGACAAGCCGCAGGATTTGCGCCTTGGTTGCTCCGGGCAGGTCGAGCGCTGCCGCTGCCAGTGCCTTCGAGAACGCGCCAGCCGGATAGTGGATCGCCGTCGGTTCTTCTTCCGAGCGGTTGCGGTAGCAGCACTCACGAAATTCGTTGAGCGGATCGTGCTTTAGATTCTCCGCCTTCGCTGCCGCGTTCTTCTTGGCGGCAGGCAACAGCAATTCTTGCCACGCCTTGAACGCGAACCGATGCATGATCATCGGCGAAGCACCGAGGATCGCGCAACGTACAATGTCAGGCTCGATCTTCTTGATCATGATCGCCTGATCGGTGTCGTCTTTTTTCTTCACAGCCATTTTAGTTTGCTCCTTGCCCGGCCAGCACCACGCTGACGGTCAAACCCCCAGTAAGATAAATAACAACTATATGCAAGAGGACAGTGAAAAATAAATTGCGGGGGGTGTGTGATCCCGATGTCGTCTCCCTGTAGGCTACCCGCGCATGGCAACGAGCAAAAAACGAATTCGGGATGAGGGTCTGCGGCTGGCGGTGGCGGCGGCTGGCTCACGCTATCGCTTGGCCAAGGCGCTCAAGCTCGCGCTGCCGACACTGACGCGCTGGCATCGTATTCCATCGCATCATGTTATAAAGATCGAGAGGCTGTTCTCTATCGACCGCGAGAGGCTGCGGCCTGACCTGCATCCACCAAGGAGCAATGATGATGTCACACGATAAAGTAGGACCCAAAGAGATGGAGCTTCGCGCACTGCGAGAAAAGCGCGTGGAGAAAAACAAGACAAAGATCGACAAGGCAACGCGTACCGTCAACGTCAAGCCGAAGACCGGCAAGGCGAAGCGGGTGGTTGTTACGGTCAAAAAACGCAGCAGGCGCGGGCGGTGACCTTTACTGGTCGCGTGCTCGCGCTCGATTTAGCTACGACAACAGGCTGGGCCGCTGGCGTGCCCGGCTCGATCCCGCTATGTGGGCACGTGCGGTTCAGCAAGGGCGGCGCATCGCACGCCGAGACCTATCGTGAATTCAGGAAGTGGCTTGAGGCGATGGTGAAGCACCATCGCATGAGCCCTGACCTGATCGTGTACGAGAGCCCGGCGGTGCCATCGTTCATGGGCGGCAAGACCAATATTAGCACCACGCGGTTGCTGTTCGGCCTCGCCGAGCATCTGGAGGAGTGGTGCTACGACCGCTACGATCTTCGCCAAGCATCAGTAAGCCAAGTGCGAGCACACTTCATCGGCCAGAATATGAAAGCGAAGATCGCCAAGCCGCTGACGCTGGAGCGCTGCCAGCAAATGGGATGGCCCGCGACCACCACCGACGAGAGTGATGCAGCCGCGTTGTGGAGTTTTCAATGCGCGTGGCTCAACCCGCAACTGGCGTGGCGGCATACGCCGCTGTTCACTGCGCAGAAATGAAAAGGCCGGTCACCAAGGGCCGGGGGCGGCTTCAGGTGACCGGCCTCTCATCACAACCGGTTAGGCAACACGCTTGCGCTGTTGCTGCACCGTCTGGATGATCTGGTTCATCGAGCTATGGGCGACGTTGAGGCTGTCGGCCCAATAGCGCGCGACCTCGGATTGCCATTCGATATTTTTCTGCATCACTTCCATGCCGACAGAGGTCAGGTCGGTGAAGCGAGAGACGCTGTCCTGTGCCAGATCGTTGAGTGCCCGCTCTTCCCGGCGGCGGTCGAGGCTGTGGTTGGCGTCCTTGTTTTGGTCAGTCATACTGTCTTTGCTCCATTGGTTGTTGCGCTGCATCTAACGCGAATCACCCATAGCCGGTTCACGCGCGAGCGATCAAGAGCAACCTGCTCGGAACATTTCATCTCCCACCGTGGGAGATATTTTCAGGAGAGATTCAATATTTGGTGTGAAGCACGAAGCGATGCCGCGATATCGTGGTCAACCGCATCGATCAAATGTGCCCGGTAATTTTTCGTGATGCAGCTAACGTCGGCTGGCGCACCGAAACGTTTTGACTCTTTCGAGCGAGGAGATCAGCCTACGAATCGAAAAGGCCACCGCAGCAAACGGTGGCCTCTCTCGAAAGTCCGACGATACTTGTTGCGAGCAAGGCGTCGATGACCAGTGCGGAAACCTAAGCAATTTCCCGCTTATCATCAACCCCCATCCACAGCAAGCGTTCCGAGGCCGATCTTTATCGAGCCGGTGGGTGCTGCACGGTGGTCCCTCCCCACAGAAGCCGATGAAGGTCGCACTGCCCCTCGGGTGGGAAAGCGGCTGCGTGGCCGTGCGGTTTGTCCACTTTACGCCCCGAGACCCAGACGAAGACGAACGAGTATTCCGCCGGGTTTTTCGAACCGGTCCGCCAAGGCGGGGAGCATCACCCTCACTGGGTATCTCTGGAAGAAAGTGGGAGAGACATGACCAAAAAGGAGCAACCGATGACGGGCAAGATGAACTGGACGAAGGCGAGAAAATTCAGGGAGATCGAGGAGAAATACAAACCGGGGGCGGTGCTCGATAACGGGCGCACCATCAGCGACAAGCCACGCGACGGGCTCGATGAGCGAGCGCGAAAGGTTGAACAGGAATGGCTGAAGCAGAACAAGCTCGGCCCTAACCTGAAAGGGCGCAGGTGATGGAGGAAGCCACCCACAAGGAATTCCTCCTCGCTGCGCTCCGCGCTGCATCGGCTCGGGCTCGCGCGATGATGCTCGATATCGATTCCATCGGCGTCGCATTGAAGGGCGATCTGATCGTCTGTGAGACGGCGGTGGATTGGATACGGCAGGCCAACCTATTGGGGATGGTGGGCGCGCTTCCGGAGGAGATCGGGCGCGGCGTGCAGGATGTCTCCACGATCACGATCAGCGCAGCGGAGGTGATGGCCGATGCTACGTGATGATCAGGAAGCCGCACTGCAGGCGCTGCGTGAGGCGGTGAGGGACGGCAAGCGGCGCATCTGCCTGCAAGCTCCGACAGGGTACGGCAAGACCGAGTTAGCTGCAGCGCTGACGACCAACGCGCAGAAAAAAAACAAGAAGGTGCTGTTCACGGTGCCCGCGATCTCGCTGATCGACCAGACCGTGAGCATGTTCGCGCGTCGTGGCATCCTCGATGTCGGCGTGATCCAAGCCGATCATCACATGTCGAATTGGGACATGCCGATCCAGATCGCTAGTGTACAAACGCTGATGCGGCGCACGGTGCCAGACGTTGCCGTGGTGCTGCTCGATGAGTGTCACCAATGGTTTACGTTCTACGAGAAGTGGCTCGGCACACCAGACGTGCCGGTGCCCGAATGGATCGACGTGCCGCTGATCGGAATGAGTGCGACGCCGTGGCGCAAGGGCATGGGAGCGTGGTTCGATCACTATCACAAGGCAGCATCGATCCAACAGATGATCGACGCGGGCAACCTGTCGCCGTTCAGGGTCTACGCGCCATCGCACCCGGACCTGTCCAACGTGCGCACGGTGGGCGGCGACTATCAGATCGATGAGCTATCGCTGGCGATGCAGGAGCGCAGGCTGGTAGCCGATGCGGTCGAGACGTGGCTGAAGCTGTCGGAGTGGCGACCGACGCTGTGCTACGCGGTGGATCGCGCGCACGCCATGAAGCTGAAGCTGCAGTTCGAAGCCGCCGGAATCCCCTGCGGATATCAGGATCACAAGACCAAAGACACCGAGCGGGCGGCGTTGCGGCGGGACTTCCACAATGGCAAGCTCAAGGTGGTGGTGAACGTCGAGACTCTGACCACCGGAATCGACTGGGATGTTCGCTGCATCTCGATGTGCAGGCCCACCAAGAGCGATATGCTGTTCACCCAGATCGTCGGGCGTGGCCTGCGCAACGCGCCCGGCAAAGACGACTGCCTGATCCTCGATCACAGCGACAACCACCTGCGGCTCGGCATGGTGACCGACGTTGACGATAGCTTTGTCGGGCTGCATGACGGCAAGGCACCGCGCAATGACAACCGCACCGACAACATCCGGCTGCCGAAGGAATGCCCGAATTGCGGATACCTGAAGCTGCCGAAGATGGCGTGCTGCCCGGGCTGCGGGACCGTCGCCAAGGTGGTGAGCAAGATCGAGCCAGAGCCCGGCGAGCTTCGCGAGTTGAAGCCACCGAAGAAGAAGCCGCTGCGCCCCACCGACGAGATGACGCACAACGAGAAGGCGATGTTCTTTGCCGAGCTAAAGGGCTATGCGTTCCAGCATGCCTACAAGGAGGGCTGGGCGGCGAACAAGTATCGCGAGCGGATCGGAACGTGGCCGTCGCACGACATGAAGCACGTGCAGATGTTATCACCGCGACCGAGCACCGCATCATGGATCAAGAGCCGCGCCATTGCGTGGGCGAAATCCAAGGTGAGGGAGAGCCCGCAATGGACCGAGCAATGGAGACGATGATGACCGAATTCGATCCACTGAAGGCGCAGCGCGAGCTAGTGGCGGGGCTGCGCGACATGTACAACCTGATCAGGGCGCGCTCGCTCGATGCGCAGCGCAAGCTGGCTGAGATCGAGGCCGACGCCAACGCGCTGATGAAGATGGAGCGCTTCGCAGCGGAGTGCCTTGAGGAGCAAACGAGAAAATTGCGGAGGTTGAATGACGGTTAATTTTCTGCCGCACGTCTCGAAGTTTCTGATCCCGGTCAGCCCTATCGACATCGACTTCGAGCAACAGCAACTGGAAGCGATGCACAAGGTGAAGCTGCGGGCCTACAGCGTGGAGCACGGCGAGCGGTCAGGATCGCCGGTCATGCTCATCACATGGGAGATCATCGAATGAATCCGGGGCGGCTCTCCATTGCCGCACTACCCAACTGTTGACAGCGAGACCACGCTTGGGGCTTGACCGGACGCGCGAGAGGGCGGCATTGCTGCCGCCCTCTCGGTTTTCTGCAGGTTGAGGGGCACATGAGCAAGGAGCAAACTCGACCATCACCTCTGGCACCGCAGAGAAGATGGGGAACATAGCGACGCGCTCAGTGCGAGGCAACCCTGTCTTGATGGACAATGGCCATGACATTTTCGGGTGTCAGGCTGTAGTGGATCATCACCAGCAACAACATCTCCACTGTTGACGGCACCGGGTATCTTCCGGATATCCACTTGCGTGGCGTGTCATCGTGCACGCCAAAGAATCGCCCCGATCCCGCCTGCGACATGCCGAGATGATCGATGGCTTTTTTATATTGTTCGCCGGTCATATCATCCATCCTCGTTGCTCGCCGTCGTGCGCACCGTGAACTCGATCAGCGTGTCGCTCTGCGCTGGTCCGGTGATCACCTTGACCCAGTGCAGGAGGTCCTGTGCAGTGTCGGCGCGTCGCTTGCCGCGCGTGACTCCGCCTGTCGCGTTCACGCGCAGTATCTGTATTTCATACATGGCTTGCTCCTAGTTGTAATCGCACGGCAGCCTGCCGCCGCACGGTGGTGCCAGCATGCGGCGGCTCACGCCGGGCAGCATGTTGGCGAGCGGCGGTGGCAACGGCGATATCTCCTGTTCGACCGGCACGCAGGACGCGCTGATCTTGACGGTGATGATGTGGCCGTTGATCTCCTTCGGTGGTGGTGGCGTGTAGTGCGACGCGATCACGCTGCGGCACTGTGCCTCGTCCGGCCAATCGGTGTGGCTGAGCACGAGCGAAACATCGCCCGTGCCAGACACCGCGATGACCGACGCCATTAGACGCCAGATCATTTGCCGACGCTCCTTCCTTCAGCCATCAGCCCCCTGATGGCGCGCATCACCTTCTGAGGACCGATGGAGTGGATCAGCATATCTAGCACCGAGGCGAACGCCTTGTCCTCGGTGGTGTCTTCCTTGCTGTCCCGCATGAACTGGGTCGCGCCGTTGATGTGATCGATAGCCAGATAGATCAGCATGGCGACGCGCTCTTCATCATCATCGAGTAGCTGGAGCACCAGCATCGCGCCGTCGCGTGCGCGCTTCTGCGCCAGCTTCGACAGGTCTATGAATTCACGCTTGTTCATCGCGCTTGCTCCTTTGTTGTTCGATCCATTCGCGGGTTGTTGCCTGCAAGCGCCTAGCGAGATCGCATTGATCGGCGAATTCCTCGTCGTCGTTGTGTTCATCGAGAAATTCCTGCAGGGCCTCGATAAGGGAAACGCGGTCTTGGAAGTCGACGTCCCACTTCACCGGACAGAAGAACAGCGCTGGCTCTTCAATCTCGCTGTCATCATCGCTCCTATCGAAGATGAGTGACAATGAGCTTAGCGGGTCCTCCTTCTCTCTTTCTTGGATGAACTCGTTGAACATCTCAACGACCTGCTCCCAATCCATATCAAATGTAACTTTCATTTCCGGCTGCTCCTTCCGGTTACCTGACCACGCTCATTGTAGAACGTGGTGCCGGTGCTGTTGGTGGTCGAGCGTCCGGTGTTTCTACCGGACGCATCGTAGTAGGTGGTGCCTGCGTTGTTGGTGACCGAGCGACCAACGATCTGGCCGTTCGCGTTCTTGAACGTGGTCTGGCCGAACGCGTGACCGATGGTGGACACCAGCCAGAGGAACGCCAGTATCCCGAAGCAGAACTTCAGGAAGCCGATGTTGATCGAGCGTTGCTTCTTGGGCGGGTGGTTGGTCTTGCGCGCCCGGTCCCACATGGAGACCAGAGCGATGCCGCTGAGCAGAGAGCCCCACATCACGCCACCGCCTTTCTGGATCGCCTGCGTTTGTCCGGTTGATCGAGCAGCCATTGCTGGCCAGCCTCAAGGCCAAGCTCGTACAGCTTCGGCGCGGTCTTGCCCGCGTAGAAGTAATCGAGCAGGCCGTAGTGCTTGTTGAGAATCACGGCCCGGCGCACGTACTCGGTCTTGAACGGCACACCGAAGTATTCCTTGACCCTGCCGTCACGGTTGCCGGTGAGGGTGGGATCGATGACAAAGCCGTCGGCATCGATCAACCATGCGTGCTCGATGGGAACGCCATAGACAGCGACGCTGCCCTCGACGTAGGTCAGGCGGTCATCGAACACGGCATGATGCGTGGCGTTGCCGTAGCACGCCTGCGGCTGGTCGCGCGGACCGAGGAAGGTTCGCGCCGACATCTCATAGCTGCGTCCATACTGCAGCATGAAATCGACGTGCGGGTTAGCGCCGAACGCCTCGCGCCTCATCTCAAGATGTCGTTTCAAGCTCATCGTCTTTGCTCCTTTGATCGTTGATGTAATGGAAAAGTTCGATCCCGTCGTTGGGGTCGAGGTCGCCGTTGCGGAGTGCATCGGCTATCACTTGAGGCAGCGGTGTGCTGCGCAGCCACGATGCCATCGCGGCTAGCTGGTCTTCGGTCACTTCGGTTGCTCCTTTAGTATCCGTTACCCATGATGAAGAAGGCGATCACGAGCATGATGGCGGCGAACAGCGCCACCGCCGCGACCGCGAACGCCTCGTCGCTCCACATCCTCACATCCAATTGTTTGGTGCAGGTTGCGGCCACTCCCAGTGGCGGACACCGTTGACCGCTATGAACGGTCGTTCGATCTCGCCACGATAGATCGCTGCCTCAACGTCGTTGACGCCGAGATAGAAGGTGACATCAGGAATCTGCGACAACAGTAGGTCGACGGTCTCTCCCTCATGGTCGAAGCCGTAGAGGACCGCTGGTCCGGCGATCAGGTGACCACCGAGCCCGCAGTAGTGCTGTTCGCTCGGCGGTACGAACAGGCTGTGCTCGTAGATGCAGTATCCGAGGCCGCGACCGAGCACACCGTGGTCGACGCTGGCGAGCCCCACCGAGGCCATAGCCTGTACGACGTCATCGAAGGTGACCGCTTCGACCGTCCGCTTGCGCGGGTTGATAACGACGAACCGGGTCATCAGTGGTGTCCTTCCTGTTCGAAGTTGAAGTAGACGCGCGGGCTGTGCGTGAACTCCAAGCTACCGCGCGCACCGTCGCTCTTGCGAGTGACGAGAACGAACGGTGCGAGAAATTGGTGCACAGTGAAGTCGCGCGTTAGCTCCTCGGTCGTCCAGCGCTGTTCGGCTTTCGCCAGATCGCGGGCGGGCTGATCGGTCTCGATCATCGCGCGCCGCAGCGGTTCGGTTGGGTCGTACGTCATCGCATCACCTTCTCGATCTCGACAAACTGCATCAGGGTATCGACCGCTTCCTGTTGCTGGTCGATGTAGGCAACGAGGGCCTCGCGCCGCAGCGAGACCTTGACCTTGTTGTCCGGGTGGTGATGGTTCCACCAGCGCTGCGCCACGACGGCGCTGGCGTGGGTGGTGAACACCGAGACGTCGTCATCCTGCGGCGTGCCAAGGCGCAGTGGTTCGTTTCGGCGCTGGCAGATGAATCGCATCGCGCTGTCGTCGTGCAGGATGTAGCCGTTCTGGCCATCCTCCATCAGCGCCCGGGTGGCCTCGATGTTGGCGAGGAACACCCGAGCCATTTCGGTTGGTGTCATTGCATTGCTCCTTGATGGATAAGAAAAACCCGGCCAGCGAATCGTTCACTGGCCGGGCGGTGATGGTGTTAGCCGTTGCGGATCGCGTCTAGTGCAGCCTTGCCACTGAGTGGCATTTTCTTCAGGTCGCCAGCCTTCTTCGCCTTCATCTTGGCGATACGGCCTTGAGCCTTCGCTTTCTTGGCGGTGGCCTGCTCTTCGCGGATGCTGTCGGCTATCACCTTGTCGGCAGCCGCCTGCGCCGCTTGTCCGCGCCGCAGGAACGCGGGGATGCCGCTGTCCTCCAGCACCCGGTCGTGCGCCGCCATCTCGGTCTCGGACGGTGGCTTGGACATGATCTCATCGATCACCGGGGAGATCGGCTCGGGCTCGAACACTACGACCTTCTCGGCCTTCGGCCTGATCGTGAGACCAGCCAGTTGCTCAAGCACCGGATCGAGATGCTTGGCAACCAGCGCCTTGGCTGCGAGCCGGTTGCGCTTCTTCTCCAGCTTGTCGAGCATGGTCATCGTTCGCTTCAGCCGGGTCTTCCATCGCTTGATCGATGCGTCGAGGTGTTCGATGGTCTCTGTCTTGCGTGCCATGATGGCTCCTTTGGTTGACAACATCAAAAGTGTAGCAAACGCACTTGCGCCAAATCGGGTGTCGATGTGACTCCAGATCAGCAAACGCTAGCGGGCGTGCATCGGCCCGCGAATTTCGTTGGGGTTGACATGGGAAAACATAGGGCGAGGTGTGCGTCGATCACGCACCTCGCGTTCGTAAACGCCGACAGTGTAGCGGCTAGTTCGGTATAAATAATTTTCGCTCGAAGTTGCGACCGTCGCACCAGCCCTCAATGTACTCGCGCGCGTACATCATCTTTTTCCGTCGAGCCTCTTCGCTCTGGTAGGTCCACAGACGAATCTGTCGGCCCTCAAACGTGACGACGATAGCGCCGCGATCATTGTCGGTGACTCGTGGCCTGTTCAGTTGGAATTCGGTGGTCATTGTCCTTGCTCCCTGATGAGACCGAAACGGATGCGAGCGGCATCGAGCCGCTCACGGTTCTTGATGTCGCGATCCAGAAGGCTCGCGGTGTAGCGATGGTTGCGAGGCTCGCCGCGCAGGATCATATCGCAGCCATTGCCCGAGTTGATCAACAGCTTGGCGTCCTCGCGGGCCTCGCCTGTACTGCGCTCGATCAGGCCGCAGCGGGAGCCATCGGCATCCCACTGAAGCTCCGGGCATGGCCCGACGCGGTTGCCGTGGATCAGGCGCGCCACGTCGCACAGCGCGGCGTAGCAGCACAGGCCGCAGCGGTTGCAGGCGTCACCATGCCGGGGCTTGCGCTCCAGCATGGCGCGAGGGACAGATGCGATGACCGTCACGTGTCTTCCTTCTCGATGTTGTACTGCATGCCATGCTCGTCGGGCTCGGTGAGGTAGACGGTGTGCGGACCGTTGCGGTCGACCATCGTCCGTTCGGTCGACGCGGGTGCGCCGCAGACCACGCCCATGCCTGCGTCGGTCATCTTCTGAATCAACGCGAGCACGTCGGGCTTCTGCCATGCCAGCTTAGCGCCGGGCATGGTGGTGGCTGACATGATGTTCGGGTTGGTCGATGGCGCGAACACCACCTTGCAACGATCAGGCCGTAGCGATGCAGCGAGCCGCTCGTCCGGGTTCTCGCGCTTCTGGCTGGCGAGCCACAGGCATTCGAAATCGAAACAGGTTGGCGGTCGCTCCTCGTAAATCTTGCAGCCCTTGCCGATGGTGCAGTGGGTGCACCAATCCCCAGCCTTCTTCTCCGGCATCTCCGCGATGGCGAACACGCGGCAGCATGCCGTGCAGCTTCCACAGTGGTTGGTCATGCTCGCTCCTTGATCGGCTCATCGTAGGTGATGACGTCGATGCCCATTGCGATCAGCGCGTTGCTGGCGTCGCGATGTTGCTTGACCCAGAACACGAAGGCCTCGTGCTCGTACGGCCTCTTCGCCAGTGCAGCGCCGATCATGTCGCAGGCGACCGAGCGCTTGTTGATGGCTGACGCGATCTCTCGCGCCAGCGTAGGGTGGATGGTGACCATTGTTTTGCTCCTTGATGGTTTTAGTGTTTGTGCGTCGACCACGTGTGGCCGCCGTCGTGGCTGTGCACGCCGTTGGTCAGCGCCTGTCGGTTGACGCCGCGCCCGGCCAGTTGCTCGGCGCGAGCGATGGCCTGCTTGGCCAGCACGCTGCCACTGACCATCAGCATCCTGTATGTGCAGGCGTCGGATACGTTGCCGCGCTCCTGCGGTGTCATGCCATCGAACGCGATGGCACCTGATCGCTTGTCGACCACGATCTTGATCTTGCCTTTGCGGATCAGTTCGTCGGTGAAGGCGATGATCTCTTTGACCTGAGTTTTCCGCTCGGTCAGTGTCTGGCCCTTCATGGGCTGGGTGTCGCATGCCATTGGGTTTAGCTCTCCACGTGGGCGGTGAATGGGGAACCCGGGCGGCTGGGTGAATCAGCCGCCCGGGGGATGGGCTCACAGTTCGATAGCGCGAGCCGTGGGCTTGGTTGCCGGGGCAACCGGGTGCTCCGGGGTCAGATCGAGCGCCCGGCCCTCCTGACGCGGCGCAGCGACCTCCTTGGCCTCGTCCAGATCGAGGAACGCGGTCCGGGCTTCGGTCACCGCCCGGATCGCCCGCAGGTCGACCTCGGCGGCGGCGGTCTCACCGGCCTGCACGATCTTGCGTGCCGATGAGCGGGCCGCATCGATGGCCATCTGAATCCGCACCGCAGCCTCGGGAGCGAGCATCTGGCCGATGCCCTTGGCCTTAGCGGCGGCGTCGCGGATCGCCTTGACGTCGAGGTTCTTCAGGCCCTCCTGCATCTGGCCCAACAGGTCAGACACCTCGGAGTTGATCGCCTTCACCGCCTCGACGTCATCGGCGGCGATCTTGCCAACCATGACGTAGACCGAAACCCTCGTGAGCTTGGCGGTGGCGTTGAAGGTGTCGACCACAGCGTGAGCGGACTTGACCGCGTTGTCCAACTCCTCCTGCGCCGCCTCGGGGCAGAGCAGGCCGAACGCCGACGCGACGCAGACGCTGTTGATCAGCGACCGCGCCTTGCCGCGCGCTTCGCCTGCGGCCTTGAACTCGACCGGGTCGGCGATGATGCGCTTGGTCTCCCACTCGGCGATGGCCTTGCCGTCGGCGGTGGTCTCGTTGGCGATGTCGCGCTTGTCATACTTGACGTTGCCGCGCACGCTGGTCTTCAGCGAGATCAGGAAGCCGGGGCGCAGGGTCTCGATGTTGCGAACGTTCATGGTAGTGCTCCTTGATGAGAATGAAAAAGGCGACGCCGCATTATTGCGACGCCGCCGGGTAGCTTAGAGATCGAGCGCGCGAACCTTGCGCACCGTGTCGATGGTCTCGGGCAGTGATGCCGCACGTGCGCGGCTCGCAGCCCAGTTGCGCAGAGCAGTGATCTTCTCTGCAGCGGTCACGCTGAGCGGCACCACCGTGGCGGCGGCGTCGGTCAGGTCCTTGGTGGTGATCTCGCGAGCGTCGTCGTTGAACGCAGCGAACAGTGCATCAGGCACCAGCGCCGCGATCTCGGAGCCGGTGTAGCCCTCGGTCACTTTCGCAACCGCAGCGGCATTGATCGCGACATCGCCGCGACCGTGCTCGCGCAACGCTGCAGAGAGAACCGCAGCGCGCTCGTTGGTGGTGGGCAGGTCGATGAACCAGACCTCGTCAAACCGTCCCTTGCGCAGAAGCTCGGGCGGCAAGCCTTCAGCCTTGTTCGCCGTGGCGATCACGAACGACTCTCCCTGTCGCTCCTGCATCCACGTCAGCACCGCGCCGAGCGCATCAGCCGACACGCCGCCGTCCGCCGAGCCCGAGGTGGCACCTTCCAGCGCCTTCTCGATCTCATCGAACCAGACAACGCAGCGACCGATGGCTTCGACCAGCTTGAACACCTTGCGCAGGTTCGCTTCGGAATCACCGACGAACTTGCTCTTCAGTGCGCCGAGGTCGACCTTGAGCAGCGGCACGCCCCACGCCGTGGCAATGGCCTTGGCGGTGAGCGACTTGCCGCAGCCCGGGACGCCAACCAGCATCGCGCCTTTCGGAGCGGGTAGGCCGTAGGCACGAGCCGCCGGGCTGTAAGCGCTCTTCCTCGTGTTGAGCCAGCCCTTGAGGTTATCCAGACCACCGACGGCATCGAGGCCGCCCTTGATCGGATCGTACCATTCGAGCACGCGCTCGCGGCTGACCACGCGCTTCTTCTCAGAAGCAACGAGGGCCGGGTCGATCTTGCGAAGCTGCACCAGCGAGCGCGAGTAGCACGCCTGTGCCTCTTCACCTGACAGACCAACCGCAGCATCGATGGCCGCATCACGCTGACCGTTCGGCGCTGCGCTCTCGCGCAGGTCGTCGGGCAGACCGTCGATGGCGGCATCGAGGATCGCTGCGATCTCGGCGCGATCAGGCATCGGCCAATCGATGACCGTGGCATGACCGGCGAGTTCGGCGGGCACCTCGCTCTTCGGCGAGATGATGATGATCGCCTGCGCACCTTCACGCGGTGCACCGGGGAGTGAGCGAGCGAGGTTGCGCATCTGGCGCACCGTGGTGAAGCCGATGGCACCATCGAGCCACACCGGCAGGTCGCGCATGATCCAGACGCCGCGCTCCTTGCCCTCGGCACGAGCGCCGATGATGGTGAGCGCAGCGTCGGGGCCAGTGGAATCGCGCAGATCGTTCGGCTGCTTGCCGCCGATGTCCAAGAAACCCTGCGCCACATCCCACGTGCGCGGGATGTAGCCAGCGGCTGCAGCCGCCTCGATCAGCAGCGCCTCGACGCGAGCTTCCTCGCGGGTGACGATCCAGATCAGCGGGTTGCGAGCGCGGAGAAGCGCGGAGACGTCAGCGGCAACGATCTGGCCGCGTGTTTTGGTTTCGGTTGTCATAGCTTGTTGCTCCTTGAAGCGTTGGTGTCAGTGTTCGATGCGATAGGTGAAGCGCTCGGTGACGATGCTGTCGCCCCAGAGCATTGCGTCGAGCACTTCGCCCGGCGTCTTCTTTCGTTTGGTGAAATCAGAGATGAACATGAGGTAGCGCTGGCAAAGCTCAGCGCGTCGCTCACGTCCGGTCTCGCGGTTGGTCTGAACGACGTGGATCGAGCGCGGCGTCATGCGTCGCACTCCTCGTTCTCCTCGTCGGCGACCTGTTCGATGCACTCCTCGCAGAGATACTCATCGACCGAGCGGCAGTGGTAGAGATCGGTGACGCGCGGGCAGCGCTCGCAGCGGTGGGTCATCCTCATTGTGCTTGCTCCTTGTTGCGCTTGATGCGCTCGGCGATGATGCGCACCTGATGAGAGGTGACGCTGTTGTGCTTCAGTGTGCGGTAGTGGCCGACACGTGGTGTCAGTTGCATGACGCGCGGTTGGCCCATCGGGATGTAAACCTCAACGATGCCTGCCTCGCTGACGCGGTAGGTCTTGCCTCGGTGTTGAACGATCATGGTGTGCTCCTTGATGTTGGTGATGAATGCATCGTGACGCAGCGAAGCGCCGGGCTGACATCGCAAACTGCATTGTCCCGGTCGTCGTCGCTGCGCTCGATGAATTCGTTGGTGGTGTCGTCCCCGTGGTCACGGTCGCTCGTTATGGCGTGGCGTTGTGTCGTGTGGGGTGGCTGCCGGTTTTCGTGAGCGTCGTTATGGCGTGCGCTCTCGTTTCAGTTGGCAGTGGACGGCTCGGCCATTTTATTGGTCCCCCGGGGATCGGACCTGAACCAATGGGCTTCCCCCCATCAGCGGGAGCGGGAGAGGCTTGCCTCGATCCGCGCTCCGGTCCTCCCGGCCCCCGGTCGTAAGTGAGCTTGATGAAGCCGCACCGGAGGGGTCGTCTCGCCGTCCGATCAAGTGAACCGAACAACGAGCCCAGAAGGTAGGGCGTATCACCCGGTCATGCAAGAGCCCATTGAGCCAAACAAACGCTATTTGTTTCGTTGTGATATCAAGCACTTACAGGTGGTGCGCGCGCATAAACGCGCATTTCCGCGCACAAACGCGCTCCCACCGTGGCGAATCCAGCGCCCACCGTGGCCGGGTTTCGGAAAAGGCGAAGCCGGTGAAACACCCGGTAATTGACCTTCGGGACAGTGTTGACGACCCGATAGAGGAGCGTCAGGGTTCACCGCAGCGAATCGCCCAAGCGGAAAGCCGTTCGATGTGAAAGCCATCAGAGCAAACGGAGGCGCGTTCAATGTTCTGGGCTGTCGTGCAGGCACAGCCAGCATGCGAACGTCGCGCCATCACTCATATCGAGCGACAGGGCTTCAACGTGTACGCACCGCGCGAGAAGGTTGTGCGCATCACACGAGGCAAGAAAGTTATCGCAGCGCGGTGGTTATTCCCGCGCTATTTGTTTGTTGAGGTCGAGGATCAGTGGCACGTGCTGTTCTCGACCATCGGTGTCACCACCGTGCTGATGAACGGCGACAAGCCAGCTAAGCTGCCCGAGAAGTGGGTAGCGAACATGAAAGCGAAGGAACACAACGGCCTGATCGAACTACACCGCAACAGGTTCTTGAAAGGCCAGAAGGTGCAAGTAACCGGTGGCCTGTTCGTCGGACAGCGCGGTATCTACCAAGGCATGACACCGAGACAGCGTGAGATCATTTTACTGGAAGCACTAGGTCGCGTTGAACTGGCTCCGGGCTTGCTGAGATAAAAACAGCACCATGTGGGCGAACTGATCTGGCATCGCGTCACACCGTGCCAGTGGCCGAACGGTAGTGCCCAGAACAACCACTTCTGTAAATTACAGGGATAACAGAACATGACCGACACCACGGACATGGGCGGCAACGTCGTGCCCCTCAACAAGAGCGGCAACAAGCGAGGACGCTTCGGCAAACCGGGCATCCCCAACCCGGGCAAGCCACGAGGTGCCACAGCCAAGCACACAAGGCTGCTCAAGGAAGCCATCATGATCGCAGCCGAGCTTGAGGGGCAGGACGGCCAAGGCAAGGGCAAGCTGATCGGCTTCATGCGCAAGATCGCACAGGAGGACCTGCGCGCGTTCGTCTCATTGCTGGGCCGCATCATCCCGCTGCAGGTCGAGCAGAAGACAATGGACGACAAACCGAAGAGCACGGTCTACAAAACCGTCGATGAGGTGAAGCGGGAGTTGATCAGCCGTGGCCTCGACATCGAGGTGATGTTCAAGATCATGCAGGCCACACCGGCAGTGAACGACGACGAGCCGGAGGACTTCGAGATCGACAACGACGAGCCCGAGCCGGTATAGCCGTGATCAGCCGCGAGGAGATCATGCATGCACTGGCGCAAGCGTATTGCCACGAGAGAAACGCCAACAAGGAAATGGACATTGATCTCGTGGTTGCGATGGCTGACGAGATCACCAAGGTCCTAGAGCAACATGGTGCAGTATCCACCGGAGAAGAAGAGGCTAAACGAGGGTGACAAGGATGCGCTGGCCGAGCTTGGGTTCGCTACTGCACGCAGGGACTTCTACGCCTACCGCAAGGTGATCAGGCCGAACCTTGTCGAGACGTGGTGGCAGAAGAACCTAGCGCAGAACCTGCAGTGGTTTTATCGGCAGATGGTGGCAGGCACCCGCCCGGCGATGGTGATCATGGCACCGCCGCAGCATGGCAAGACCGAGCAGATCACGGACTTCATCTCGTGGGTGGCGGGACAGGACCCGAACCTGCGCACCATCTTCGGATCGTACAGCGACGAGCTAGGGGTGAAGGTGAATCTCGCGCTGCAGCGCATCTACGACAGCCCCAACTACAAGGACGTGTTCGAGTTCACCAAGATCAACGACACCGCAGCATCGGCGACGTCGGCGCGCTGGCTGCGCAATTCAACGATCCTCGAATACGTCGGCTTCAACGGCTCGTTTCGCAACACCACGGTGATGGGCCAGATCAACGGTATGGGCTTGGACCTCGGCGTGATCGATGACCCGATGAAGGGCCGGGCCGAAGCACAGAGCAAGCTGATACGCGACAAGACATGGTCATGGATGACCGACGACTTCTTCGGGCGCTTCAGTGACAAGGCCGGTTTGCTGATGATCATGACGCGCTGGCACATGGACGATCCGCTCGGGCGCTGGATCGAGCACTTCCCGAAAACCCGGGTGCTGCGCTACACCGCCATTGCCGAGCGCAACCAGAAATATCGCCGCAAGGGCGATGTGCTCTTCCCGGAGATGAAGCCGCTCGAATTCCTGATGGAGCGCAAGAAGGTTCTGACCAATGCCGGTTGGCAATCGATCTATCAGCAATCACCTATCGCCGCAGGCGGCGAGATGTTTCCTACCGAGCGGTTCAACATCATCGGCAGTGTCGACCGCAGCAACGTGCGCAAATCAATCCGATACATTGACAAAGCCGGGACAAAGGATGGTGGTGCCTACACCGCAGCCTCTCTGGTGCATGACATGCGCGATGGCACAACGGTGGTTGAGGACGTGATCAGGGGCCAGTGGTCAGCCATCGAGCGCGAGACGCGAATCCTGCAGGCAGCCAACAGCGACCGCAGCTTCTGCAAGCGCTACACGGTCTGGATCGAGCAGGAGCCGGGATCAGGCGGCAAGGAAAGCGCCGAGGGCACCGTGCGCAGGCTGAAGGGTTTTGATGCGCAGATGGACAAGGTGACCGGGGCCAAGGAGGTTCGAGCCGAGCCCTATGCGGCGCAGGTGCAGGCGGGTAACGTGTCGCTGGTGGCAGGCGCGTGGAACAGGCCGTTCCTCGAAGAGCACGAGCAATATCCGATGGGCAAATACATGGATCAGGTCGACGCCACTGCGGGTGCGTTCAACAAGCTGGCCGAGGCGATAGGCACCTACGACCGGACGCTGTCATGGGTTGGGTAAGGGACGCGCTGAAGGCCGAGGTCAAGTGGTGGCACTATGCACTGGCGTTTGCGACATTCGCGGCGGGATACTGGTTCGGCTGGTGGGTGGGTTGATAGGGGGGGGGGCAAATGGGAGTCAATGACTCCCATTTGAAGGGACATCCGATGACCGTAGGCACCTTCGGCCACTGCGAAGCCTGCGGCAGGTTCGGCTACTGGTCGAGCAAGAACCGGGCGTTTCGCTGCAACCTGCACTGGGCGGATGCTCCGGTGAACGGCATGGACAGCCTGCCGCTGTTGATCGAGAAGCTGCAGGAGCAGGCGGCGAAGATGGGCGAGCGGATCAGGGAGCTAGAGATGGGCGTGCAGGTGATCGTGGTGCCCGACGACGACGCCGAGGCAACCAACATCCCGCCGGGCATTCTTGCGATGCTGGGGCCGAACGACGTGCTGATGAGCAACGACAGCTTGCGCATGTACGTGCGGCACACGCAGTGGGAAAACATGAAGCACGGCTCCAAGGTGACAGGACAATGATCGTTATTGTGCGCGATGGCGCGGTCGAGCTTTTCAAATACGACACCGTCGAGATCAACGACATACTGACGCCTGCGCGCGCCGACTTCGATGACATCAAGCAGGCGCTGCGTGATGCGCTGCAATTCCTCAATGACGATGTGGACGATTGACATGGTCAAGAAGATCGAGCGGGTGCTGATGCGTTGCACGGCGTGCAAGGAAACGCGTAGCATCACCAGCAAGCAACAAGCCAAGGGGCCGTCGTTCTGCCCGAGGTGTGGAAACGTGGAAGCGCCAGTGAAGCTCGAACTGATCAGAGGGTGATGCATGCTGAAAGTGTTGGACGGACCGTTTATCGAGGCAGGCGATTCATTGTCGAGCGCCATTGACTGCAGCGGCGGGCAGTTGGTGCGCATCACCATGCCAGCGGAATGGGATGAGGCACCATTGACGTTCGAGTTCTCGACCGACGGCACCTCGTTCAACGATATGTTCGATCTGAAAGGCTTTGCCGTCACCATCGAGGTTGTGGTGCCGGGCTCGGGCGTGATCATCCCGTCCGACGTTGGCCGCGCCATTGCGTGGATCAAGTTTCGCTCCGGCACACGTGGCAACCCGGTGGAGCAGCGGCAGGGGCGGTTGTTCGCTGTAGCCATCGAGACCACAGAAGAAGCGCCGCCTGCATCGCGCTCGACACCGAAGCGCGCAGCCAAGAAGGCCGCGAAGAAAAAGAAGGCGCGTCGATGACCGACGACGAGATCGCCGACGCTGTCAATGTCATGAAGCAGCGGGCCTTGAACGTCGCGGCGCTAACGATGTCGGCGGACCGTCACATCGGGCTGATCAACCTGATCATCGAGGTTGAAGAAATATCGCACGGCTTTCCACCGAGGCGACCGCGAGAAGACATCTTGGCCGACATCGAGCGCGAAATGAGCAGGCGCTAGATGTATCTGGTAGCCGCAGCGTTCGCCGTTGCTGGCATGCTCGATCATTCGTACTGGCTCGCTGGCATGTTCGTGCTGGTGTCGCTGTTCTATTTGCTGACAGCCAAATGAAAGAGGCCCCCGTGAGGGAGCCCCTTTCGTAGCCAGCCAAGCCAGCCAGACCGTGCCCGTCCGTGCCTAACGCTGCCTGAACGCGCCGTGCCATACCTTGCCAATGCCATCCTGAAATGGCGACAGGTTGATATCAGAAAGGATGCGCCTGTGGGTTATGTTTTTGATACTTTCACGAATTTTTTGAGCGGCCTTGGTGTCCAAGGTCGCGACAAGATGACTGGCCACCACTACACCAAGACGCTGTGGTCGCGTGATCAATTGGAGTCGTCGTTTCAATCGGACTGGATCGCACGCAAGGCGATCTCGATTCCTGCGCAGGATGCGACGCGTGAGTGGCGCGCATGGCAGGCAGAGGCCGATCAGATCGAGCTACTGGAGGAGACCGAGGATCGCCTGCGCGTGCAGTTGAAATTGCAGGAAGCCTTGGTGAAGGCGCGGCTCTATGGCGGTTGCTGCATCCTGATG